CTGCCCCTGACTCTGCCCCTGTCATCAAACAAAACGTGGTAGAGCAAGTTGAGAACAATGTGGAAGTCGAAGAAATCACCAAGGAACTGCAGGACGATGCTCGCCTGGAACGTCCGAAATGGAAGGGATTTGGCTGATTTCTTGGGCGTTTTGAGGCTCGTGCTACAGTGGTCACGGAAAGTCCCGAGCGCAACCAGTTCCAGAACTGACGAGCACTAGACTTCCTTCAGGCATGGCCTTCCAGCACCAGCGAAGCCCCCCAAAGGGGCGGAGCGGGAGTCGGCACCTAGGCCAAGATCCCCTAGAAGCACAAAGGCGTCTTCCAAGGTGAAAATCGTAAGTAACATTGCAGGGCAAACAAAATCTGCAATGCTCAATCCTCCTAAGCCTGTTGAAAGCCTTCCTTCGCTAAAGCACAATGGCGTGGAAATCGTCTGCCGCATCCATCACGGTTTCTCCATTCCAGATCGAGGAATTCAGCCAGCGCCACGTTATTTGTACGGTGCCGTGAGCCCCGAAGGCGAACGGCATTGGAGGCGCAGTCTTAACGACATTCAATCTCTTATTGATGCTGGCTTTAAACTAGAAAGTGCAACGCAAGGAAAAGCGTGACGCATAGTAATATTTTATCTGATGCGGAATGGACCGAAATGGATTCGATACGGAGGGCCATTAAAGATGGCCCTCCTGCTGTCGCTGCTAATAAGATGCAACGTTTTGCAGAGTTATTTGTACGAACGCTTCCTTATCAAGGCGATACAATTGCGCCAATAGCAACTGCAAACAATGGCTCAGCCTGAAATTGTTTTTAAAGATAAAGAAGAAGGCTTGCGTTATGCGTTAAAAATCCTTACTGATGCTGGGTTGTCGCCAGAAGAGATTGAACGTGTTCGAGCAAAGAACAAGCCTGGCGTGAACATGGCGAAAGACCTTATCGGCCTGCGTCGATATATGGTTCAGGAGCTGCTGGCGGCAAATATGAGCAATCGTCAAATTGCTGATGCATTGCAGCTTAGTAAAGAAACAGTAAATGCTGATCGCCATCACGCTCGCCAGCTCTATACGGAAAAGCTCCTGCAGAGCGCAGACGTGCATCGGGCACGTCTGCTTAAAGAGCAAATGGACTTGAAAGACAAGGCTATGGAAGCGTTTGAGCACAGCAAACGCAAGAAGGTGACGACCATTCAAGATGGTGACGATGGGAAAGGCGGAACCATGATCAAGGTGGAAGAAAGTGCTGGTGAACATGGCTTCCTGAATGTGGCTAAGAATGCGCTAGTGGAGCAGGCCAAACTCTTGGGCCTGCATGAGTTGAAGCGTGAAGAACAGCAAGACAAGACTTATCAACAATTTTTGAAAGATCTAACCGTCACCATTGGTAAAGAAAAGAAACTTAGCGAAGACACTGCCATGAAAGAAGGAGCAGTGGAAATCGAAGCAATGGACGCAGATGAGAAAAGCGAGACGGAAGACGTATCAATGCGCACGCGATTCCTGCAAAGTGCAGAAAGTCTTTAGGACCGTTCATTGACGAACTTGGTTATTGTCGGCAAGATACAAGCGTTGCTCACTTCCTTTGTCTTTTTCCTTTGACAGCGTTGACGATTTCTTGCGAAAAGCTGGTGAAGCGAAGCGCGATCAACGCGCTGAAGCGAATGCTTGGGCTCAAGACTTCCTTAACGATCCCCATGCCATCGGCGTACCAGTAGACCTGGCTGATGCCATTGGCATTCTTCTTGAGAAGTATGGCGATGAGCCATTAAGGCAAATTGCCCTTTTCTGCATGGGCAAGTGGTACGCCATTCATGCTGGCGTCATCCAAGAGATGATTGAAATGGAAGACACCGCTGCCTCCATTGCTGGTGCAATGGACGCCGCTCGCGTAAGTGGCGCCATTCAGCTCCTGGAAACCGTAGGAAGCTTTGGTGGCGATGATTCCTGGCGAGACATGCTTAAGGAAAGCATTGTTTCCGAAGTGGATGAATACAAGGCACGGGAGCAAGGCGATGGTTGACATGCCCAATGCCATGAATGCCTATCTCATCACTACCAGTTGTGACGAGATGATTTCGCTTGCAGCACCCAATGAATGGCTTGCTCGTCAGCTATTTGCCAAGCATTTCCCGCGTAAGCGCATTTCAACAGTAACGGAATGGCCATCTGACATTCCTTGTACTGTTCTAACCATCGAATGATTCTTTCCACACTCCGTTTTACTACTAGCCATGCAGGAGGCATTTTCCAGCTCGGTCCAATCACCGTTGAATGGGCCAACACAATCTCCCAAGGCACCCAGCTTATGGGGCAATCCCATTGGGGGTGGACAAAAGTCCTTTTCCCAAATGAAGTTTGGTTTTTCGGAAAATAAACCTTGCAGTGGGCGGCAAGCATATATATGCATTCCGCCTGCTTTAGCGCAAGAAGTGATGGCAAAAAGTCAAGAAGATCCATTGCCTCATCCTGTGTGGGCCAGAGTTCAACAACGTAATCGTTATTTTGTAGTAACAGCTACATCCCTAGATGATCTTACGGAAATTGCAGACTTTGCTCGCGTGGAATTAGAAGAACCTGAAGAGCCTCTTACCAAGGCAAGACGCAATGCTTTTCAAACATTACTTGGTCGTGCCCATCGCTATGCAGTTTTAGAACCTCTTGGAGATTGCCATTGCCTAGCTACTGAATGGCGCGATCAGCCGTTAAAGGGCACTAAAGCCTCCTCCAAGATTGTGCGTGAACTTCGTGACGCAAAACGTAACAAGGGCTTGACGCTCTGGTAAAAAGACGGCACAATGTCGCACATGGGACGCGAGTCCCGCCCATTGCTCCTTAATCATGCATTCCAAAGTCGTGTCCGTGTCAGCCCACACCAGTGATCGTGGCTTAGCTGTGTTCGCCAAAAACATTCTTGGCAATACAGTGCCAGTCATGTTTTGTAGTGAGCCCGTTGTTGAAGGCGTGTTTCGCGTGAATGAACTACTCCGCACTTGCCAGTCCCTTGAAACCGCTCTCTGCGCCCTGGAGGGCCAACGCTCAGACGTTGGCCCGTCCGCAATACTGGACAATGCCATTAACGATTTGAACCACCTGCAAAATCGCTTGGATGCATTGATACGTGATAGTTCAGTGATGCACGGTTCAGTTGTTGAATGCATGGCCATGGAAAAGCCTGATCTAATGCAGGCCTATCTCAGTGCATTTGCAAAAGCAGTTGGCCAAGGAGAAGTGTGACAATTGACAGAGAACTAATGAAATGGACAATGAAACCTTCTGAATTCTTTGAAGAGATGGCACATCGCATGCGACGCTTGGAGAAACGCCTAGCCAAACTAAAGAAGACTGAGGAAGAACTTATTTTAGAACGCTACCGACAGGCAACTTCTATCTAATCCAAGGCCCCATTAGGGGCTTTTTTTTATTACTCCCTTTATAATTGTTCCTGATATTGCAGTGTGAATATGTTGTCCACAGCGATGCGTCAGCGGGTGGAATTTATTTGCCAACGCATTGCACAAGGAGCGCCAGTTGAACTTTCTGAGATAGCGTGGCTCCAGAAGCTTGCAGCCCGCAATCCAACAGTGAATGACTGGCTTAAAAAGGCTCGTGATGTGGCGATCAATGGAGAGATGTCTCAGGAGAGCCTTGATGGCTTCTGTCAGGCTTTAGGAATTGTCGATTCCGATCCATTGGACCACTTCACTCGTCCGCCAGATCCTGTGGCGATAGCGGAGTGGTTTCAAAGCAAACAGCGCTGGTTTCGCGGCCAGTCTTCCCTTTAGCTTGCGCCCAGGTGTAATCATTTGGTAGCGGCTCGGTGCCGTATTCAAAAGTGTCGTAATCTTCTTCATTGCGCGGGTCGTACACCACGCCATGGCGCAGCCATTGCGCGAGGCGTTCCTTTTCCTGTTTTGATGAAAGCTTCATTATCCTCTCCATTGCACTTCCATTATCGCGCATGAAAGAGGCGGGCCTCTAAGCCCGCCTTTCTTAATGGTTGATACAATTGAACTACAAACGAATCAAATTCGCAAGACGTTCGCGCGTCTTTCAATAGATCTTCGTTTCACCAAAAGGAAAGGGGGGCAATTGCCCCCCTTTCTCTTTATGGCCTCCGATGAGCAATTTTACCTTCAGGAGCATTGCTCAACTAAAGGGACAGTACGCCTCTGAGGCTCATGCTGTGCCTTGGAAGGGCCGTAACGACCGTTCCCGTACTGTCTCACCCGTCCACCCTTGCGGCTCGCCACGCTAATGACGAGGGAAGCCGTTAAACCTCCAGGACCGACCACTCAGAAATAGTAGCACCCGCCACCACCATGGCATCCACCAAATCAGCAGCAATCTTTAAAAACCCTGCAATGACTAGTGAAAATGGGGCACAATGGTAAAACTGCAGTGCTGGCGACTGCCTGCAGCCTCTGGACATACCTCCCCTTTCTAATGCTTCGTTTTCTTTCCTCCCTTCTGCTGCTGGGCACCATTGCACCATCCGCCCAAGCAGCATCGTTTCAATGCGGCCAAGCAAGCCACTACGGCATTGGCGATGGCTACCACGGGCAACGGACTGCCTCTGGCCAACGCTTTGATGCCTATGGCATGACCGCCGCCCATCCATCGCTGCCTATGGGCTCACGGGTGCTTGTAAAGAATCGTGACAATGGCAAGACTGTGCTGGTGACCATCAATGATCGCGGCCCATACATTGGCGGGCGCGTGCTTGATCTGTCCTACGGCAGTTTCTCTCGCATTGCTTCGCCTAGTCAGGGCATAGCCAACATCTGCATGAGCAAAGCCTGATCAGCTCCCATCCTCTAAAACCATGCTTGACCGCCTCGCTTCCCTTAGCATCCTGCTCACAGTCTGTGGCCTGGGCGTCTTCACCTTAATTGCTGCTCCTCAGTTGCAGCCCAATCACGCAGGCCTGGCTAAATGCCAGGAGCTTCATCCCGTCCGCTATTGCCGAATAGCGAATGGCTTCCCAGTGGAGCTCTTGCCTGACTGACATCGGCAGTCGGGCTCCCGTCCTGATACGCTGGCTCTGGAATGTTCAAGCCCCCTTGACGGGGGCTTTTTTGCGCCCTACCATTCCGCTACGCCCGAGAGGGCACCTTTCTTTTGGAAACCATGACTACTGCTTCTCATTTCAAGGTGAGCAAGAAGGCCCAGAACGCCCTGGGAATCACCGTTCTAAACGTGCTTCAGCATTGCGTGGTCATTCGCACTGAGCGTGGCCCTCGTTTCATGAGCCGCAAGGTGTTTGACGCTTGGGAAGCCAAGCAGCGTGCCCACAAGGCACGCGGGTGCCATGCCCGATATATCGCCAACAATGTGTGGTTGGTGCTTGATCCCACCACCAACACTGATGCCCACACCGTCATCCGCACTGGCGCCTACGCCAAAGGCATTGAAGGCAAGTGGAGCTGCACCTGCACTGATGCCCATTTCATGATGGAGCGTGGTCAAGAGCCTTGCTGCAAGCACATTCTTGCAGCTCACATGCAACTCAACATCGGCTCATGAACGATCCTTATTTCCCTGCATTGAATCCCCTGGAAAACAAGCTCGGTGACGCACTGGGCTTGGCCATTGGCCTCATCCGTTACCCAGAAAAGCTGGACAATCGCACGATGGCCACCATCGAAGGTGCTTTTGCTGAATGGTGCAACAAGCAAATCAGCGAAATAGCAAATGAGGACTGAAGCCGCTATTCAGGAGCGGCCCCGTCAGAGTTGGACCAGGCTTCACGAGGCCTGGTCTTAATGACGCTCCATCGCCAGTAACGCCCCATGAAGAAATCAATGGGCGCCACCACCATAGATCATGCCTAAATTTTCTGTGGGTGCCATCGTCGACCTCTATGACGTAGGCCTGAGGCAATGGAAGGGTGAATACACCGTCATCAAAACGCCTGAAGACGATCGAGGTCTTTACAAAATTCGTAACACCAAGACCAATAGCCAACAGTTTGTTCGGGAGAAGGCGCTGCGTGTTGGCCGCCTTGGCCCCTATCGCGTAGAAAGCTTGCACTCCTGACCATCGTGCTGTAAACTTCTCGGCATGGGCAGGAGACCGCCCACTGAACCGAGGAAACCATGCATCGCCCTTACGAAGGCCACAAGGAATCGCCCTACCTGGCCAAGCTTGAAGCCGATCGCCAAGCACAACACTCTGGCTACGACATTCGTCAATACCTTTGCGCAGATGGCTCCCGCAAGTGGGAAGCCTATGGTTGGGAGCGCATCACTGAGCTGCAGCTCCATTACACCAGCTACGGCATCTTTGACCACAAGTGGCAAGCCGAGCAGTATTTCTACAACATCATCCACGCCTGATCATGAGCCTCCGCACCGTTCACGGTTTCACCGTTCCCTCTGTCCACCTCAACGGCACTGGCGCCACCACGCTTCGCGAGGAATATGCACACGCCTACGAGGCATTGAACAAAGCCATTGAAGCTTTTGTCAACACCACATGCAATGCTCGTGATTTCTACGTGCAAGATCAATGCGCCTTTGATAAGGCCCGCCATGAGCGGGCCGAAGCTTTAGATCAGCTCAGAAAGAGCCAGCATTACGTGGGCTCAGTGCTCATGGGCATCTGCGATCAAATGTAGAAAGGCATATATATACGCGGATATATATATATCGGCTATATATACTGTCCCCATCGCCTCTAAATCATGCGTTTCATCTGTAACTACTCCAGCAACGGTCCCTATTTCAGCCCCACTCAAGGACAATATCAAGCAGCTTCCCTCAAGGAGCTGCTGATGCACATTCGCGTGTGCATGGAGGATGGCGATCAGGCTGTCGCCGTGTTTAACGACGATTCTGAATGCCTTGGCATGTGGCTCGATGAAGCTGAGCCCATTGACGATGGTGAAGGCGGGATGGTTTTAGGCAAACCTGCCTATTCCCTCTATCGCCCTGGTGAAATGAGCGAACTTAGTTGGAAAAACAACTTACGCCGATTTAAGAGACCTTGAAGATGATTCTCATTGACTTTTTCTCGGAATCTGCCTGCAAAGGCACTGAACTCGTCGAAGGTTGGTATTTTTATGCCGATGATGATGATTCAATCATTGGCGGCCCTTTTTCTGATGAAGAGGCTGCCATCAAGGCAGCCTTTGATGGTCATGGCTGGTGATTTTTCTCCTTCTTTTGATTTCTCTTGCAGCCTGGGCTTGGCTGTGCCTGGGACTCGCCAAAAAGCGGTAAAGAGACCCGCTGAAAAATGGTAAGGGACTTTCTAAAACGCGGTAAAGTAGAAGCGCTTAAAAAAAGGCGTTTTCGGCGCCGCCGCTGGTACGCTTGTACTACCGATAGTACATTTGTACTACCGATAGTACATTTGTACTACTTTTTTTGATAATGAGAATCATTCTCAATAAGCAGTAGTACACCTGCACCACTATGCGCCTATGCGCATACCGGCATAGTACACCTGCACCATTATGCGCCTATGCGCCTATGCGCCAGCACGCATAGTACGTTTGCACCATTATGCGCCTATGCGCCTATGCGCCTATGCGCATACCCGCATGGGCCTAGTCGCAATTGAGAATCAGTTGCAACAAGAGAGCCTGAGAGGCTATGCGCCTATGCGCATGGCCGCATACGTTAAGAGATGTGACAATCCGCGAGGAGAGGCCTCCCGCTCGCTCTCCTTCTCTGTATTGTCTCGATCGAGGCGAGAGATCGCCTCTCTGTTCTCTGCTCTCTGTTCTCATGCTCGCTCCCTCTCTCAGAGGCTCCGCCTCTCCCTCCTTCCCTCCTCTCTCTGATCTGATCGAGGCGCTCTCCTCTCTCCCATGGGAGACGATCGCCGCTCAGGCTCTCGAGGCGCTCCTGTTCTCTGTGGCTCTCTGCCATGCTCTCGCCGCTCGCCTCTGGCAGGCTCGAGGCCGTCTCGCTCCCTCCCTTCGCGCTCTGGCCTCCTGGCTCGAGCGCCTCGCCTCTGCTCTGCCTGAGCCTCTCTCCTCTGCCTCCCCTCGCGCTCTGCTGGTCGCCGCGCTGATCGAGGCAGGCGAGAGCTCCTCCTCTCTGGCGAAGGCCTCCCGCTCCGCTCTCCTTCGCCGCGCCTCTCGCCTCGGCCTCATCTGAGGCTATGCCCTGCAGGAGGCCGCGAGGCCTCCCCTCTCTCTGTTCTCTGTTCTCTGTTCTGGCTCCCATGGCTCCCACTCATGAGATCAGCGCCTCTGATCTCTCATGGCCTCGGTTCTCTTTCTCCTCTCGCCGTGAGGCCGCTCTGTTCGCTCGCGAGCTTGAGGAGGAGCTCGCCTCCCCTTCGCTCTCTCCTACCGCTCGAGCCGAGGCCGAGGAGGCGCTCGAGGAGCTTCTCTCCCTCCTGTTCTCTCCCGTCTCCTGAGGCTCTGCCATGCTCTCCCCCTCTGAGCTTGCCTCGCTCTGCTCTGCCGTAGAGAGCGAAGGCCGCGAGCTCTCCCCCTCTGAGCTCGAGGCTATTCTCGCGCTCCCTCCTCGCGAGGAGCTCTCCCTCCTCGAGAGGCGCCTCGCCACGATCGAGCGCCTCCTCCCTCGCCTCTCTGGCGAGGCCGAGGAGCGCCTCCTACGGGAGAGGCGCTCCCTCCTTCGCCTTCGCCATGGCCTCCCTCTGGCGATCGAGCTCCCGCTCTCCTTCTCTGCTGCTGATCTCTCCTCCTGAGGCTCCCTCTCATGCTCCCCTCCTACCTGCGGGCTCGGCTCCTCGATCGCGCCGAGGAGCTCGGCCTCGCCTCCTCTGGCCTCCCTCTCCTCCTCGAGGAGCTCGCTAGGTGGCTGCCGTCTGCCACGATCGAGGCCTTTCTCTCTGATCTCGAGGAGCTCTCCTCTGCTGATCTCTGATCGCGGATTGTTACGAAATATTTCAAAAGGAGAGGGGAGGCTCTGGCCTCCCCCTCTCGAGGCCTTACCATTGCGTGCATGAGGCGAGAGATCGCCTCGCTCCTTCGCTCTCTGTTCTCATGGCTCTCGACTTTATCTCCGCTCTGATCATCGTTAACGCTCAGGGCTCTGGCGGTCGTTACGACTCCTCTGCCGTTATTTGCCTCTGGCAAGGGCTCCGCTCCTCCCTTCTCTGATCTCTCAAGGGAGGCCGCGAGGCCTCCCGCTCTCCTTCCCTCTCGCTCTCTGTTCTCATGCTCCGCTCTGTTCGCGCTCTCGCTCCTACGCTCGCTCTGTTCGCGGGCTCTGTAGCTTTCGGCCTCTGTGCCTCCTCCTACGGCAACCGCATCGCTCTAGCTCCCTCCGCTCGAGCCGCTGCTCCCTTCGCCGCTCCCTTCGCTCTGTTCGCCTCCGCTGCTGCTGCCTCTGTGGCTCTCGCTGCTGCTGCCTCCTGCGATGCTGCAGAGAAGCTCTCGCGCTCCGCTCGCTCCTGAGCTCCTGGCCTCCCCCTCCCATGGGGGGAGGCCTTCTCTCTGTTCGCCTCGCTCCTCTCATGCTCTCCTCCCCTTCTATCGATCGCGCCTCTGAGGCCGCGCCTCTGCTCTCCCTCCTCGCGCTCTCGCGAGGCCTTCGCCTCGCCTTCGATCGTGGCTCTTACCTGCTGATCGAGACGGCCTCCCCCTCGATCGCTCACGAGAGCCAGAGCCTGCCAGAGCTCGAGGCCTTTCTCCTCTGGCTCCCTCTCGCCTCTGCCTCTCTGCTGCTCTCCTGAGCTCTCCCTCTCATGGCCTCCGCGAGGAGGCCTCCCCCTCCCCTCCTTCTCTGCTGATCTCATGGCTCCCGCTCTCCTGGCTCCCCCCGCTCCCGCTCGCCTCTCTCGCGCTCCTCGCGCTCCTGAGCGTGTCCGCTCCCTCCTCGCTAGGTTTGGCCTCTCTGTGGATTCTGTTCTCACCTCAGGCTCTGCTAATGCGAAGCTCGCGAAGGGGAGCGGTCTCGCCTTCTCTGCCATACTCCATCTCCCCCCTGCTCGCGCTCTCGCTCGAGCCGTCTCCCCTGGCTCTCATGCCTCTCCCGTGAGGGGAGAGCTCCCAGGCATCCGTGCTCTGGCAGACAGAGAAGGCCTCACCGCTCGAGCTCTCCTCTTTAATGCTTGCCCCTTTGCCTCGGAGGCCTGTCAGGAGCTTTGTCTCGCATACAGTGGGCACGGAGGCATGAGCCCAGCAATCCCCGCGTGTCGTGCTCGCCGCGCTCTCGCGCTCCTCGCGGATCGTGAGGCCTTCGTTCTCTCCGTCCTATGGGCGGCTGGCCTCTCCTATCGCAAGGCTCGGCGCCTCGGCCTCCCCTTCGCGCTTCGCCTTAACGGCACTCAAGAGCTCCCATGGACTGAGGCCTGGCTCTCTGTTCGCCTCTCTCCTGCAGAGGCCGCGAGCCTCTCGGCTCTGTTCGGCGCTCCCATAGATTGCGGCATCCGCACCATCCCCGAGGCGCTCGCCTCTGTACCCTTCCTCGAGCTGTACGACTACGCGAAGGCTCCCCTCTACGGCCGCTCTGGCCTCCTGGCCATGAGAGAGGCAGGGATCCACACCACGGCATCCCTCGCTGCTGATCGTGAGGGAGGAGCCTCTCGCGCTCTCGATGCCATCGAGGCAGGCTTCTCTCTGGCAGTGCCCGTGCTGATCGGCAAGGGAGAGGAGCTCCCGCGCTCCCTCCTCCTCCGCGATGATCGAGGGAGAGAGGCGCTCCTCCAGTGCGTCGATGGAGATGCAAACGATCTCAGGATGCTCGATCCGTCTCCCGCTCCTGGCTTCTCTGGCCTCGCTGTTCTCCTTCGCCTCAAGCGATCGAGAGGAGCCGATCCTTCGGCGGCCTCTCGCTTCGCTCTCGCTCCTGGCTCTGGCACCTTCGCTCCCATGGCTGGTGGCGGCTCCTTCGCCTTCTCTCGCATTTGAGGCCATGGCTCCCTTCTCTCTCACAGCTCGCTCCCATTACGGCCACGATGAGGAGCTGGCCTCCTTCGCCTCCCTCGAGGAGGCAGAGGAGGCGCTCTCCTCCCTGTATGACGCGCTCGAGGAGGCCTCCGTCTCCCGCTCCTACACTCTGCAGAGCCTCATCTCTCAGCTCGAGGAGCAGCTCTCAGAGGCTCGCCTCTGCGCAGAGACCGAGGCAGAGGAGGCGCTCTTATGATCCGCTCCTACCGTCTCCCCTCTCGCTCCTCTCGCTCCCTCCTCATCGTCTCCCGCTCCGCTCCCCCTAGCCTCCCCTTCCTAGTCTCCTTCTCCTCGTGGCACACCAGAGAATCAGGATGGCTCGGCCTCCTCTCCCTTCGCCTCCCAGGCCTCTGGCTCCTTCGCCTTCGCTCCCTCTCCTCCCGCCAAAAGCTCGACAGGCTCGGATACAACAGAGGCCGAAACTACCTCCCCTGAGCCTATTCCTCGCCTCTCCTGAGGCCTCAGAGACATCTCTTAGAGCCCGCTCCCCTCCCGTAGGGTGGCGGGCTTCTTTCTGTGGCTTCCTATGCTGCCACACGCATAGACGCCAGATGGGGGATCACCGACGTTTTCCACAGGCCTGTGGAAAACTGATTTCGTATTGCGCCTTGTCGTGATACGATTTCGTATTGCGCCTTGTCGTGATACGATTTCGTATCAGTGCGGGCCAAAAAAAAGGATCCGTATCGGATCCTAGTTGTGATCAGCATTCTGATTCCAAATCGATGCTCTCGAGCTCGCTGATCATGCCGCGAACGCTGCTGATCATTCTCTCGAGGCGCTTCTCGCTCTCCTGGTGGCGCTTCTCGAGCTCTGCGAGCTGAGCCGCGAACAGGTCGGCGATCGAGGGGGAGGCCATGGCGGATTGTCGAGGGTCGGGCGAGCGATCTCTCGCTCGTGCCTCAGTCTACCGCGAATCGGCGCCGATCGAGCCAATTGTCACACTCTGTAACATAAGCGCTGCCTATGCCTGCCATAAGCAAAGCTGATGGTGCAAATGTACTACAGCGCGGTAGCGGGAATGATTCTCATTCTCGGCGTGGGCATACCCTTGCCAGAAACGGCGCCATTTTTCATCAACTATTTTCCTTAATGCATATGTGCATGCCTCTTGATGGGATGAATAGCGCGTGGTTAGCGTTATGACAGATTGAAAGAGGCGATGCGCAATGTTGAGCTATGGCTTCATGAGGCGTTGAATAACGAGCGTGTCGTTATGACCACCTGAATGAAGCGTTAGCAAAAGGAAGGCAGCTTCCTGATGAACTGAATGATGCGCGAAGAATCATGGCAGAATGAAGGAAGCGTGCCCATATCATAGCTGCCTATTTGAGGACAAGCTCTCCATTTTCAAGCTTTTCCTGCACCATATCGCGAATGGTTTGCATGGTTTCCGTGACGGCTCCCATGAATTCCTTCCGGCATTGACGGAATTGCTCGTGCTGGTCATCGTTGAAATCGTAATGCGAGAGCACTTTGCCTTTTGACGATGCCTTGCGAGTGCCGAGGGCGTTAATGGCTTCATTGCGGAAAGCATGCCATTTCAAATTGGAGCGTGCAATGCCGCCCTTGAAATGGAAAGGGCTGAAATGAAGCACATAGCGCTTTAGCCAATTAATGCCTGGCAGTGTGCCAGTGTCAGGGCGTCTGCGGGCGTAGCCATCAGGATGCAGGAACAATGCGGCAAGCGTGTAGATGCGTGATTTGCGCGTGCTGTCTTGATTCCAGCTTTTGCCTTTTTTTCTGGAACGATAGTCGTCGGACAAATGGACAAATTCCTTTGCATTGTTTGACAAGCGCGAGGCTAGTTCGTCGAAATTACGTTCGACGAACAATGCCACGTAGTCATCGTGGCGAAAATATTTGAAACGACGGGCCACATTGAGGATGCCATCGTTTTCTTTTTTGAACGTCCAGCCAGCTTCTACGCGACGTTCAGTGACGAACGATGTAGGAGGGCGCTTAAGGGGCGTGTTGGGAAATTTTTGGACGTAGTAAGCAATAGCGAGAAGATCGCCTTTATCACTTTTATCATTAATCCCCGCCATTGCTCTGGCTTTAGCCGTGATGCCTTGTGGGAACAAGCGCAGCTCACAGCCCTTAGCTGTGAGCGCAGCGTATAGAGAGAGGAGCTCTTGTTCGGTGTACACCTGTGCAAGGCTGAAATCAGTGCGTGGTGTGCCGAGGTGAGCAGCTTCGCAGATGAGCTTGGCTCCATTGGGGAGCCAAGCAAGTGTACGGAACTGTTCAGGAGAGAGTTGTGTGATGGTGCCTGTTTGCACGCTGAGAATGTGCCAAAAGAGGCTACCAAAATCGACTATGTACAAAGACATTTTCGAGAAGAAGATAGAAAGTATCCATGGTTAAGGCGATGAGATACTGAACGATGCGCAGGGCATCGTGCCCTTCTGAATCACCTGTGAATAAATGTTACAGACGATTTTCAAAAAAGCTTTTCCGGTCAAGAACTCGCCGAAGGCATTGAGAAACAACCATTCCCCTCCATCGTTTCTTTGGCTGTTGTTCCAGAACAAAGGCGCCCCTAAGAGGGCGCCTTTTTGTGCCGAAAGCCATTGTTTACGTGTGTTTTTGCTTCACCCGCGCAGTTGCACGCATTTTCCCCTTGCATTTACCAGGCGTCCTGGAGCGACGCCGCTTTTAGGGCGGCGTCTCAGGGCTGGAAGGACATTTGCCAGTCCTAGAAGGCTTGCGAGGGGCTTTGGCGTCGAGAGCTTTTGGTTGCTCTAGAGCGCTCGTTGGCCGCTTGGGGCGGCCCCTCGCTTAGTGCTGAATCACTGGTGAGGCGTCGCTCGTCAGTGTCGCCTGTTAGAAGGCAGGCGTTGCACTATGCATCCAGCATAACGTAAGCTGAAAGGAGCTGTTTCTGTCCTTTTACTCCCGATCCAGGTATAGTGCGGAGAGTTGGGCTCGTTTCCATGGTCAAGCAGAAGCCTTTGCAGCGCAAAAATGACGGATGGGTGTATTTCGTGCAATGGTCGTCGATGCCGTGGATGGTCAAAATCGGCTTCACCACATCGCCACAAGACCGTTTTGCATCGTTTCTCACTTGTTCAGCGGACACGCTGGTGGTGCTGAAGATTTTTCAGGCTCCGCGTGAAATGGAGAAGGATTTGCATGATCGTTTCGATGCGGCAAGAGAGAGGAGAGAGTGGTTTCGCCTGTCTGCAGCGATCAAGAGGTATTTGCAGGAGGAAGCACCCTGTCAAACGCTTGAAGCCAAGGTGAAATTTGGCAAGGGCATTGAAGACGACGTGAAATGGGTGCCCATGAGGCAAAACACTTCTGTGCTGCTAGAGACGATGAAGCAGGAGCAGCGCATCCCAGGGTTTATCAAGAATGCAAGGCTCTATACGCTTTGGGCCATTGATGATCTTGATACGTGCGATTATTTCGTCACATCGAATGCCATCATTCATCACGAAGCAAATCGTGACATCTACAAAGCGAAAACTATTTACAACCAGTTGATGGACTTAGAAGAGGAGAAGCTTATTACAAAGAGGAAGGACAAGACATTTTCTGTCACAGAAGAGGGCAAGTTGGAGCTAGAGAATGCGGAGCTTGATCACGCAGAAGCGAAGCCAAGAAAAAGCGCGAAAAGCTTAAGACTTAGTTAATGCTTTCGCACATTGTGTTATTGACTACTTCCCTCCCATTATTCTCTCTTTAGCGTGAAGAGATACAGCGGAGAATGCCATGTGGGACGATCTGCCGGAGCCTTTCATGGTTGGCTCAATCAAGCTATGGCCCGCCCATAGTCGCCCTGGCTATACGTGGTTCATCGCCTACGAAGGCAAGCCTTATTACTTCCGCAGTAAGAGCGAAGCCATGCTCTTTGCAAAGGACAGGCAGTCGATTGAGGATCCTGAAATGCTGTGTGATTAAAAGCCTGCGCTAGCCTGTCTCGTGTTGATCGCGCCCCGCTAGGCGGGGCTTTGTCGTCTCATGGGATTTAAGCAAAAAGCAAAATGTGAGCCAATTGCACGCACTGGACGTGTGCAGGATTGGATGGATAGTCCTGAAAGCCGTTTGCCAGTTTCGTGTACAACATTCGTAGTAGAGGATGATATGGAGGCGTCGGACGGTATTGAGGCATCTTGGCGCTTTGTAAGTCACGGCCTGAGGAATGCTGCTGGCGTGGCAGTGCATCTTTCCAAGCTGCGCCCAAAAGGCAGCGACAACGGAAAAGGGCTGATTGCCAGTGGCCCAGTAAGTTTTGCCACTATTTACAGCAAATTAAACGAAATTCTTCGACGTGGTGGCAAATTTCGCAATGGCGCAATTACGTTGCATCTCGATTATTTCCATCCCGATGCCATTGATTTTGTAAAAGCATCGCGCGCCGAATTGCCGTGGGCCAAGCGTTGCCTTAACGTCGACAGCAATTTTCTAGAAAAAGCATCGCCCGAGTTAATTGCGGCATCTTTGAAGGCCATTGCCAATGGGGATCTGTGGCTTACAAAAATTAAGCATGATGCCGATGGCAATCGAATTTACGCCAACGTATGTTTGGAAATTTTGATTCCCCATCGAGGTACTTGCCTTCTTGAGCATATCAATCTTGGGGCATGCTCCATTGAGAATCTTGAGAGTGCTTTTGTTGCTGGAATGAAAGAACTATGTGAACTGCATGGACGCACTGGTGTGGGAGAAACTGGCGAATATCTTTCTCCTGAAATCGACAAGCAGGTAGGTCTTGGCATGCTTGGTCTTGCCAATTTTCTTTCCATCCATGGAATCACCTACAAGGATTTCGGCGATGCACTAGATAACTACCTATCTTTTGGTAGTCGGCAGCTTGACACGACTGGCAAGGCAATTGATGCATTGGCAAGCGCAATTGATGACGCTGCTGATGTCGCGCGCAGTTTTGGCATGAAGCGTGCGTTTACAATTGCCCCCACTGCATCGTGTTCTTATCGATATCTCGATACTCGCGGCTTTACAACTGCCCCAGAGATTGCGCCTCCCATTGATCGCGTTGTTGATCGCGATAGCGAGACTATGGGAGTAGAGCGATTTGAATATGGGCCCGTGGAAATTGCCGAGGAGGTGGGTTGGGAAGCATTTAGGAAAGTGGCGGATGGCATTATGCGTCTAATGGAACGCACTGGCCTTCTTCATGCTTACTCCATGAACTGGTGGTCAGATCTTGTTGCATGCGACGAAGCTTTTCTTCGTGACTGGCTTGAGAGTCCTCAAACATCGCTGTATTATGCACTGCAAGTACAAACTGGCACTCAGGCCAAAGATGATGTTGGAGTAGAATTAGGGGAGAGTCTGACCGATTTCTTTGGTCTGGATGGCGAGCTAGAAGCTTGCTCTTTAGAGGCGGGATTTTGTAGCAGTTGTGCTGAGTGATCCTTGTCTTTCTGTTTAATTCGGGGCAGCATTGGCTGCCCTTTGCTGTCTATTCCCTATTCGCAAATAGCAAATCATGGCGGTTCTTGATTATTTTTCTGCGGTGGCCAAAAAGCGTCCGTGGCAAGCAATGCCTGTAACACAAGGGGAGCTTGTGCCTGGTTCCGAAGAAACAATTCTTCGCGCTCTTGCCATCCGCCACCTAGAGCTTCCCGTCAAGGATATGCTTTTGGAGGGGCTCGAGAGGGACCTTCCAGACTCCCCTGGTCTCATTGAGAGCATTCACAGCAATATCCTTGATGAGGAAAAACATGATCTTGCATTGAATTATGTAGCTGCCGCGCACGGAGTGGATGAGAAGGCTGAGGCGGAGGCTTTGCGCATTCGCCAAGCTTGGTACGATCATCCTGCCCATCCCATTGCCAAAGTGGCAACGCTAGAGCGCAGCTTGTTCTTTACAATTTTGCCCTTTTTCCGTTTTAATGGAGACAAAGGACTGCGCACTGTTGCAACCGACATTTCGAGGGACGAAATCTGCCATGCTTTTTGCCACACAAAAATTTGTGAAGAAGCAAATGAGAAGTATGGAGAGAGCCTGAACAAGCTGCGCAAAATGACCGCGCTTTGGATTTACGACAAGCTCGGCAGTTCTTCTAATAAGTATCTGGACAAAGATTTCTGGCTTCGTCAAAGCGATAGCCTTTTTTATAGCGGCAAGGCTCCTGAGTTAAATGCCACGAGAGCGTCATCGGTGCCAGCGTTCTTTGAAACGAATGCGCTCAACTTGCCGAATTACGGAAACGCTTGAGCAAAAAGGCGCCTCAGGGCGCCTTTTTTGTTGCAAAGTGCTACAGTAGGCGGATATACATTGAACCGATGAGCGCCAAGGAGAGCAATTACTACGTTTATGCGTACCTAAGGAGTCGTGATAGCGATAGTGGCCCAAGGTACTCTCCTTATTACATTGGAAAGGGATGTGGAAGTCGAGCTTTTAGTAGCAAAAGATCAGCGCCTGCTCCAGTTGACAAATCCTTTATTGTGTTTCTGCAGGAAGGAATGACGGAGCAAGATGCATTTAATCTTGAGAAATACGCGATTTCCCTGTATGGCCGCATTGACAATGGTAGTGGTATGTTGCGGAATCTCACCGACGGAGGAGAGGGCTCTTCTGGTTTAATGATGTCAGAGACTGCGAAGGAAAAGATTGCACAGTCATTGACGGGGCGAAAACGCCCGCCCGATGTAGTTGAAAGAGTTACTAAAGCCAGACTTGGTTTTAGGCACTCGCAAGAGACAAAAGAAAAAATGTCTCGCACGAGAACAGGTAGGAAACGAAAGCCTCATACAAGGGAAACAAAGCAGCGAATTTCCCAGGGCAAGGTAAAGTACGAGTATGAAATAGTTGATCCGAAGGGGGAAATTTACACAACCTGCAGCCTCAATGCATTTTGCAAAGAGCACGGTCTTCACCAAGCGCACATGTCTGCAACTGCGCATGGCAAAGCAAATGGTTACAAGGGATGGACGGCGCGTATTTTGAGAAAACTGGTAGACTGACGAAGTTCCCGCTCTGCTTGCATCGGGCTGGGGAGGCTAAGACAGCGCTGGGCAGATAGCCCAGAAGAGCAGGGTGCAATTCCCTGCTCTCTCTTTTAATATTGGGCCATGATCAATTGCTGGCTCATCTCAGACACGCACTTTGGCCATGAAAAGGCCTGTACGTTCCTGCGGCCTGATGGTGAGAAGCTACGTCCGTTTCCCAATGCAGAAAAAGCGGACGAAGCAATGGTGGAAAAGTGGAATGCCGTGGTCAAGCCCAAGGACAGGATTTACCACTTGGGCGACGTGGCCATTCCACGTAGAGGCCTAAAAGTATTGGAGCGTTTGAACGGACGCAAGGTGTTGGTGCGTGGCAATCATGACATCTACAAGCTGTCAGATTATGCACAGTATTTTGATGACGTGAGGGGGTGTTTTTATCATCATGAATTCATGCTGAGTCACATTCCATTGCACCCCGAACTGTTTGAACGGCGTTTTAGGGGTAACATTCACGGTCATCTACATTGTCATAACGTGCGGCTCCCTGATGGGAGCCTAGATCGAAGGTATTTCAATTGCTGTGTAGAAAACCACGGGTTTGCGCCTGTCCACTGGGACGAGGTTATGGCTTATTTCGACGGCAAATGATTATGTGGCGGCTTTGGGCAAAAGCACTTGGCGAGAAGACTGGAAAGAATAAAAAAGAAGCAGATATTGTTGCCCTTATAAGAACTGCTGTACTATTTTTATACATGACCACTAATATTTTTATCATTGCAGGAGTCATCCGTCACTGGAACGACGTTGAATGCACACTGCCAGTAAAAGAAAAGGGGCCTTGAGGCCCCTTTTTTATTAAGCTCAGAACCAGTGCGGTTTGGGCACGTAAGCCACGCCTCGATAGACGAGAGAGGCCATTTGTGCTTCGCGCAGACGAGCGGCTTTTTCAAGCTGTTGCTTGATCAGTGCAAGAGGATTCATGATGGTTCCCGATGAAATACGGCCCCGTTCCCTGCCGTATTGTCATGCACTCCATTGCCGGAGCGAACGTTGCTTCAGCTTAGCATGATGCCCTTGGTCAGATTCGAACTGACACTTTTCTGGGCTTAAACCAGATGCCTCTACCAATTGGGCTACAAGGGCAAAAGGCGGAAGTAGGACGCGATAGTCCAATAATGGCCGTGCGGCGGCCCTTCCGCTGCTTCATCGTCCTGGTGCGGACATTGCGGAAAGGACTTCCCCTCCTTTCCTGAATAAGGGGTGCCTGAACCACCCCTTGTGGAACCACTTAGGCGTCCCTTTGTGGCTGCATCGCGACTGCTTAGCAACTATAAAACAAAAATAAAAGAATGGCGCTATTGCCGCCAAGTCTAATGGATGGTTCCACTTTGCTCCAAAATCCAGCGATGGTGGTGACGTGCTTCATGAAGCGGCATGCGAATTTGGCGTTTGCGGCCATCAAGAATGTATTGCATGCAAACTGTATTGTCATTCATACGTCGTAGAGACGGCACTCGGGAGCTTCGGGACTCTGCCGGCATAAAATCTCCCAGCGTGTTGAGGTGGAAAAAGGGAGTTCTGCTTCCTTTCTATAAGCTGCCATGGCCTCGACATAGGAATTATTTGCCGTGCAAGCTTGCTCACTATCTGCCCCATGCTCGTTAAAAGCCATGGTGAATGCAAAAGAGGCGTCTACTACTTTTGCAAAGGCCTTGTGAAGAGCTTCTTTGTCCATTGCATTGTCCTAAGCGCTTTCAGGATAGGCGGTTTTAGGCAGATTGTTCTTGGCGTTGCTGTTTTTTAAGCGTTTGCTGAATTTTGCGCAAACGAGGCAATAAAGAAGGTTGATAAAAATGCTCTGCCGCGAGAAGTTGAAGGGCAGTTTGGCGGTCACCCTCCAGGAGCGCCACTAGGAATTGCACTTCCTTGTAGTTAAGCTCAATTGTTTCCACTGCATAGCAAAAATAAATTCTTGAACATACTAGATGGTTAAATGAATCCGTCTAGCCAATTAGCCTCATCGTCTTGATTTGCAGCATGAATTGCTGCAGCCAATGCAAATGCATGGTCATCAATGCCGGTTTGTTTGCCACCAGTTACAGTCCATTGCCCGCCTGCCCTGTAAATAACCGTAAGATTTTTAATCTCACTAATTGCTTTCTCGTGATCGTAAATGTTCACTTGTCCAGCGTTAAACAACTCTCGCATTTTCGAGAATGCTTTTACTTTGGAATTAATAGTCCAAGTGAGTTCCTCAATGGGAAAATCGCCAGCAAGGGCTTGAATTGTGCCAGCACTGTTGTATTGATCCATGACAATTTTGTCAAACAAATAAAGCTTGTGTTGCTCCCTTATCCAGTCTTCAACGGCGTTAATATTCACTTCCTTTCTTCCATTGATTTCAAAGTCAGCAATAAACGTATGAAACTTATCGACGACCAACGTGCCATTATTGAAATGAACAATGCATGCGGTGTAGTTATCTCGCCCCAAGCCGCCGCGAGCTGGGTCAAGCGCTAATACATAAGTTCCCATAAATGCCTCTTCAGGAGGCAGGGCTTTGCGTTTGTCATCAATGCAGGCTTCTACCACGTCTGGGGAAATGAGGGCGGAGAGGTTGGCAGAGAATTGTGCCCCGTATTCCACATTGAATTTATCTGGATCGCGTTGGCGCTCCAGTTCTAGAAATTCGCGAGAGATGGTGGGATTCATCTCCCATGTTGGGAGATTTACAGCTTGCAAATGAGGAAACCGCCCTGAGGCGGCTTCCTTGAAGTGTTGATAGAAGAGCCCGTCTGTGAGCCAGGGCGAGGAGAGTTCAAGGATCTTGCCTTCCCGGCCGAACTGCGCCACTGCAGGAGAAAGTGCCTGATAGATGCCGTTGGCGCCGGAATTAGCATCACCGTCCACAGCGAAAGCAAGTTCATCAAACACGCAAGCACAGCAAGCAAGACCACGAGCGGCACGGCCAGAAGTGGGAATTGCTTTAAACACGCAGCCATTGCTCATCTCAAGCTGATCTGCTGTTTCGCGAGCAATTTCTTGGGCAAAGGGGCTATCAAGAATGAGCTGACGAATGTTATTTAGAGCGATGCGGCTTTGGTCTTGACTGTTTGCCACTGTCAGCACGTACCATTTCTCCCCTTTTCGCACTTTGCTTTTGTATTTTTCTTCCAAGACAAAGCAAATGTAGACGCATGCCACTGCAGCCATGAGCGTTTTGCCACTACGTCGACCAAGAGCCCATGTTGCTTGTGAGAATCCTCCAGTGAAGAAGCTGTCGAGGATTTCAGCTTGTTTGGGATAGAGCTCTAATCGAAGAGCGTGCTTGGCAAAGTCTGAGCAGCTAAGCATTTTTTCAATTCCTCCATAGAGCGAAGATTTTCTTTAGGAACGAAATAGCAGGGGCGATTTGCCACATATTCTTTCTTCCATTGAGCTTGTTTGGCTTCACTGGCTCGTATCCAGCCATGGAGCCTAATTTCGCGGTTTTCGACCGTAACGAGAACCAGGGCCTTATCTTCACGTTCATCGAGAAGGCAGATTAGATCATAGTAATGCCGAGAGCGTGTTTTCACATCAATATTGAAGGGGAGATCAGAACTTCCTCGGTTTGCTTCCGTTTCTTGAAACACTTCATCTTTAAGGCCAAGATATGAAGCGACTGCCATCTCACCGCCAGCACCAAGAATGTGTATGCGGAGTGCATTTTCACCATGTGCTGGGCCGTTATTTCGGCCCAGCTTGCCTTGCGCGACGTTAACGGCCTGCCTGCGTTCGCCTTCTGTGATAGCAAGAGCCTTTTCGGAAGGTGATAAAACCCACGTTATGTAACCCATTGTGTGCTAGGCGTATCCTGACGATTCAATGTATCCAGTTTTAGAATGATTGCAACATCAGGATTCTTTATGCATGGCTGACGTTACACAAGGTGTGGACATGGTTCAGCTTGGCCATGGGACTGCCGGTGGCATCCGGGCTGATGGCCTGCAAAACGTGTTCACCGGCATGGGCACGTCACGTGATAAAACCACTCGCACCACTGTTAAGCCCATCAGCTTTATGGGCCATGAAGACCTTGAAGGCCTTTATGCGCACTGGCTCATGCGGCGCATTGTTGATCTTGTGGCCGATGAATGCACACGAGAAGGTTTCGAGATTTTATTTGGCGGGGAAGGCGTAAATGCAGAAACGCTTTCCGGTGTTGAACAGGCTATTGAAGATCTAGAGATTTTGCCTTCATTCAATGAAGCAGCCCGCACTTCCCGCCTTTATGGCGGAAGTGCTTTGCTTCTTTACATCGATGACGGGCGTCCTTCTGACATGCCCGTAGATCGGAATAACATTCGTGCCATTGAAGGCATGGAATGTTTAGACCGCCATCAAATTGCGCCGATTATTAGTGAAGATAGTTTGTACGATTACGCCAAAGCGACTTACTATCAAATCATCTCTGGCGATCTAATTCAGCAGCCCAATCTTCGCGCTATTCATAAAGACCGGATTTTGCGTTTTGATGGCATTTGGTTGCCTTATCGTACACGCCAGAAGAACTATGGCTGGGGCATGAGCGTGCTGCAGAGCGTGTTTGAGAGCTTCAACCACTACTACAGTGGCACTTCCTCCATTGCAACTCTTCTCACTGAGTTTGACATTTTTGTTCACAAAGTGAGAGGCTTGGCTTCGATGCTTGTTGCAGGCAAGGAAAGTCAAGTGCGGGATCGCCTGCAATTGAATGATATGAGTAAGAGCATCTATCGCGGCTACGCGATTGACGCTGAAAAGGAAGAGTTGGAATTTATTGGTCGTAATTTTGGCGGCGTGTCGGAAATTCTTGAGAAGCTGCGCATCGACATCATTGCAGCTTCTGGTATTCCTCACACATTGCTTTTTGGCCAGTCGCCATCAGGCCTTGGCGCCACTGGTCGCTCTGAAGAGCGTGATTTTGCAAAAGTGTGCCATCACTATCAAGAGTCGCATTTCCGTAAGCCCCTGACAAAGCTGATGGAATACATAATGTTGAGCAAGACAGGGCCGACAAACGGGCGCGTGCCGGATAATTGGCGCGTCAGCTTCAAACCGTTGTTCGAGATGAACGAACGAGAGCTGGCAGACGTGCGTGCGCGTGTGGCTGCGGTGGATGCTCGTTACATCCAAGTGGGTGTGCTCACGCCTCAAGAAGTGGCAGATAGCCGTTTCGGTAAGAGCGAATACAGCATTGAGACCACCATTGATCCGTCCATCGTGCGAGAAATACCTGACAAGGCGGGCAATGGCGACGGGAAGATGGCAGTGCCTCCTGGCGGGCGTGATCCTTTGGATCAACAAAACGGCAGTCTTCCTATGGATGGAACGCGAGAAGCTTCTGAAGGGGCGGAATCGGAGAAGATGGATGAGGCGGGCCTCTATCTCTCTCGGGATTTAGAGCATCAGCGTGGCGACGTGGAATTCAAAGACAAGGAACTCCACAAAAAGGCAATTGCTGCAGCGAAAGCCAAGTTCAAAACTTGGCCGAGCGCAGTGGCCGGCGCCTATGTAACGCGAAAGTACAAAGAGCTGTATAAGCGCAAGCATGGCAACATGGAAGGCGCTTTCAAGGGCAAGAAAGAGACTGCCGAGTATTTCAAGAAGGATGCCATCAAACCGATGAAGGCCGAAGGCCTCATTCTTAGCGATATCGACGAGGCCTCCCTGATTTCCCAAGCCGATATTGATTCTGCATTGAACCAGTGGAAGGCGGAGGCGCCGGAGCGCTTTAAGGACATTCTGGAGGCTTCTGATGCTCAGCCCATTGAGTGATTCGTGGCCTCGGTTTGATGCCGAATGGTCATATGACACTAAGCTGGGGCGCTACAGGCGCCCCTCTGGCCAATTCATGAGCCAGAAGGCTGTGATGGCGCTTGTCGATGGTCGCATCGACAAGCTTGGTCAGCAGCTACGCCGTTTCACTCAAATGCTGGCCGATGGCAACATCACAATTGATCAGTGGCAAGGTAGTGTCCGCGAGGCAATTAAGGCTGCTCATATTCAAGCAACAGTGCTTGGGCATGGTGGCAAGGACGGTATGGGCAGCGCAGAGTATGGCCGCATCGGTCAAAGGCTTCGTGCGGAATACGGTTATCTTCAGAAGTTTGCTGGGGATATTCTGGCTGGTCGCGTTTCTACTGCCATGGCTCTTGCTCGTGTGCAGCTATATGCTGAGAGCGTGCGAGGTTCTTACTGGGAAGGCACCAGTATTCGCCAGGAACGACAGGGCTACTCCTTAATGCGTCGCATTCTCGATCCGCAAGCGCAGCATTGCGATGACTGCCTTCGCTATGCAAGGGCTGGATTGGTGTCGATGGGAAGCCTGCCGATGCCTGGGCAGCGCTGCGAATGCCGGTCTAGATGTAGGTGCAGTGTTGAATACAAGCGTAATGCTGTGCCGACAGTCCCGGTCTGAAAACTAGGCCTAACATTGCGCAAGACATTGCGCTTTGTATGGCCAAAATACTTTACTGCGGAGACGCTGCAGTTCAAACTGGATTCGGACGGGTGGCAGAGAATTTGCTGCCTGAGCTTGCGAAAGAGCATGAAATGGTGGTGCTCGCCGTCAACTGGTGGGGTGACCCGCATGAGCTGCCCTATCGGATGTATCCAGCTAATGCAGGAGGATCCGATCCGTTTGGTTCTCATCGGATGCAGGAGCTTCTGATCAAGGAGAAGCCCGATTTGGTGTTTGCGGTGAATGATATTTGGGTGCTGAATAAGCTTTGGAAGGTGGCCAAGCCGTTGAAAGAAAAGATTGGTTTTAAATGGTATGGTTACTTTCCTACCGACAGCTATGGATTCTTCCCGGAGGTGTTTGAAGACTGTAAGGAATGGGATGGTATGGCTACTTATACGCAGTTCGGTTTGGAAGAAGTGCGCAAGGCGGGCTGTGAAATGCCGTGCGATGTAATTCCTCATGGCATTAATCGATCTACATTCTTCCCTGTGAAGCAGGATGAAGCCCGCAAGGCAATGGGTGTGCCTGAAGATTTATTTATTGTTTTCAATGGCAATCGAAATCAGCCTCGAAAACGTATTGATTTGACTATTAAAGCGTTTATTAAGTTTGCGCTGGATAAGCCCAATGCGCGTTTGTGGCTAAACATGGGACCGAAAGATCAAGGATGGGACTTGATTGCATTGTTCAAGCGGATGTCTCGTGATTATGGTTACGATCCTGCCGGGAAGTTAATTCTTACCAGTAAAGATTTTGATGTAACAAATTGCCTGCCAATTGACAAGCTAAATCTTGTCTATAACGCTTGTGACGTGGGTATTAATACTTGCATTGGCGAAGGCTGGGGCCTGGTGAACTTTGAGCATGCTGCTACACGTACTGCTCAAATCGTGCCTGATCATACATCGCTGAAAGAAATCTTCAAAGGCATTCCGCGTATTCCCATTGAAAGCTGGGAAGTGGATTGCAATTACGGCTTGGATCGCGGTATTCCTTCCGCAGATGACCTCGTGGCCATTCTTAATAATTATTACGAAAATCGCGAAAACCTTGACAAGGTGGCGCAATGGTGCTACGACGAACTTCAGGATGAGAAGTATTCGTGGAGCACGATTGGTGCAAGCGTCGTTGAAATTGTTAGCAATGTCTTGAAAGAGCCTACTTGTGGCAAGGGCTTTGGCAATGACTAAGCGTCGCGTAAGCGTGGGGATTCCCACGCTTTCTTGTTATGACAAGCTCATCCGCTTGTGCAATCATCTTCTTAATGATGAGCACCCTTGCATAGAAGCAGAGGTACTCATTCTTGACAATGGTGGGCAAATGAAGGAGAATTTCGCCGTTGACGCATTAGCGGAATGCTGCGATCTTTCCAAATGGAAGATTGCAGTGCCACCGTACAACCTTGGCGTGGCAAAGTCCTGGAATTATCTAATCAATCAACTTAATCAATGCATTATTGCGAATGATGATGTAGTGTTTGGACTAAATGATATCGCGGCCTTTTTAGAGGCCGCTGATGCCAATCCTGGTAGTATTTTGCTAGAGACGAATCATCCCGTTGGCGGGTTTTCTACGTTTTACGTAAATCGTCCTGAGCGTTGGTTGGGAATGGGGGGTTTTGATGAGTTATTTGCGCCTGCTTATTTTGAAGATAACGACTGCCGTTGGCGATTGTTGGTGGAGAATAATCCTGTGATTAAGGTGAATCTTCATTCGTGGAAGCATGACAACAGCAGCACATTACATAGCGGCGATGATCGTTACAAGCGAATGCATTGGTGTTGCTTTGAGCGCAACAAGGCCTACTATCAATCAAAATGGGGAGGCCTTCCTGGCAAGGAACAATTTACTTTTCCATTTGGCAAATAGCAATGGCGCATTTTGAACAGCAAGAGTTTGTACAAAGTGTAAAAAACGAATTTCCGTCGTTCTTTCATGGAGGAAGAATTATTGAGATGGGGAGTCTTGATATCAATGGAAGCGTGAGGCGCTTCTTTGAAAAGCCGAAGGAGTATGTAGGCGTTGACGTGGGGCCTGGGAAAGGCGTTGATGTGGTGTGCGAGGGGCAGGATTATGACGGGGCCACGGGGAGTTTTGATGTGGCTATTTCTGCTGAGTGTTTTGAGCACAATCCCTATTGGGAAGCCACGTTCGCAAACATGCACCGTTTAGTGAGAGATGAAGGATTGATAGTGATGACATGTGCCACTGCTGGACGCCCTGAGCACGGCACGACAAGAAGCGATAGGGGTAGCAGTCCATTGACCGTAAGCAAAGGCTGGGATTATTACAAGAATTTAATTGAAGAAGATTTTTATACTACATTTCCCATTGCTTGCATGTTTTCAGAACATTGCTTTAAGGTAAATACAAAGAGTTACGATTTGTATTTTTGGGGGCTTGTAATTAAATGACTACTAAGCAAAAGCAGGCAAAAGTGCGTAAGGTGATGCGCGAATTTAAAGCTGGCACTCTCAAGAGCAGCAGTGGCGAGCCCGTGAAAAGCCGCCAGCAAGCCATTGCCATTGCAATGAGCGAAGCTGGCATGGAGAAGAAAGAGAAAAGCGATGCCTACTGGGATGCCTACATCGACACGATGTGCGGCTCGATGAGTAAGCAAGGCATGGAGGAAGAGGAAGAGATGGATGCCAATCCTGCAGAGGCCCGTTGTAAAGGTTATTTGGCGTCCTTAAGGAAAAGGCGGAAGTAGGATGCTGAAAAGCGTCAGCAAAAATGATGGAAGGGATCAGGGTTGTGCGTGAGGAAGAAGATGGCATCAGTGTGATGCAGGCCTTGCAGATTCTGTCTCGGAATGCACATCGAAATACTTCTCGCTGGGAGCTTGTTGAAAAGCAAGTTTTTAAGAATGGGCGCTTAGAGGAGACGCACGAATATGTGGTGAGTGTTTATGAGCTTCCTGATTCACAGTTTGAGCCTGCCAAATTTTTAGTGTTTGAAGCAGTGGCAATGGCCAAGGCTTACATCATGGATGGCATTGAAGAACAACTTGCTTCCATTCGCGATGAAGATGACGAAGAGGAGGACGGTTGATTAGTCCTTCGTTGCATGAACAACGAAGGACGGATAGCCCATTAACCAAAGAACACTAAGCTGAAACACTCCGCTCATCACTTTAATTTGAGCCACGTCGGGAGCCAGAATGCCGCTTTCAATGCGAGAGATGGTTGCCTGATCGCAAAAAAGAAGTTCTGCTAGGGCTCGCTGTGAGAGCCCGCAACTTTGACGAGCTTCCCGCACTCGGGAACCAATTAGGGTTTTTGCTTCGTTGTAAGAAGAAAGAGGGCTTTTAACTTTACGCCCGTGCAGTTCTTTTTGCGTCATTCTATGCAGAATAGCATAATATCTACTAGAATAAGCAAATGAAGCCCTTACAGTATATGTATGAGCACCACATCTTGTCGGTACGACATTTCTCCTATCGAGAAATATGAAATGACACCTGAAGGTTATCTTCGGGTGTGGGCTTCTATTGCACGTACCGGCATTCAGCATTACACCGATGCTGATGGTTCTATCAGGCGGGAATACCGCCCTGATACCGAAGTGGCGTCTCCAGAAAGCCTTGCCTCTTTTGCGGGGAAGGCCATCACGATGGAACATCCTCCTGTCCTTTTGGATAGCGAGAATACCAAGGATTACCAAATCGGTTTTACTGGTTCTGAGATTGTTTATGACAATGGCTTTGTAAAAGCCGTCATGACAGTCACTGACGGCGAAACTATTGATAAGGTAATGCGCGGCGATGTTCGCGAAGTGAGCGCTGGTTATAGGGTTAATTATGATCCTACGCCTGGCGTTACCGATAGCGGCGAGCATTACGACGGCATCCAAAAGGAGATCAGTGGTAATCATGTTGCTATCGTTCGTCGGGGCCGAGCCGGCCCGCAGGTAAGGTTGCATTTGGATCGCCAAGATGCCGCCGACCCCTCTCTACTTTCCATTGAGAAAAATCAAACAATGAGCGCAAAAGTCGTTTTCGACGGCGCCGAGTTTGAGGTGAGCGAGAGCGTTGCTCTGGCGATCACCAAAGAACGCGATGACGCCAAGATGTCCTATGAGGACATGAAAAAGAAGTACGACGAGCTTCAGGCCGCTGCTGATGCTATGAAGTCCGAAATGGACGGCATGGCTGAAGAAATGAAGGGCAAAATGGATTCCGCCGAAGGGCGGGCCGATGGTCTGGCCGAGCAAGTCGAAACCTTGAAAGCTGAGCTGGAAGAAGCCAAGCAAATCAACGTGGATTCCATCGTTGAAGAGCGTCTGGCTCTTATTTCTCAAGCTAAGCCTGTACTGGATGCCGCCTATGAATTTAGCGGCAAGAGCGACCGTGAAGTGATGGTTGATGCCATCAAGGCAGTTCGCGGTGATTCTGTTGCATTGGATGAACGTTCTGATGATTACGTTCAAGCAATGTTTGACACCATTTCAGAAGATGCTGCCAATCGCGCTGATTCAACTGAGGATCTGCGTAAGGCAGTTGCTTCTATTGCCACTCCTGCTTCTGCTCCTTCTTCCTATATGGAAAAACTGCAGAACGCTTGGAAATCCCCTCTCTCCATTTCCAAGGAGGCTAAGTAATCCATGGCCGTTGTTTTTACCCCCAGCGCAGGTGCTGCCGGCGGTGTGCAGTCCAGCTACCCGCTGGAACTGACCGCTGCTCTGGAAGGCCAGTTCGCTGACATTGCTGATAATAACGTCGCCACTTTCGTGAACGAAACTGGCGCTGGCATCGCTTTCGGTGACCTGCTGGTGGTTAACACTGGTGGTTCCGTTGGTAATTCTGCCAAGACCGTTGCTGCTACTGGTGACACTGTGGTGGGCGTGAATGCTCTCACCTACATCGAGGAAGCCAACGTTGATGCCAATGGTCGTCCTGCTGCTTCTGATGAGCAGGCTCTAAACGTGGTGAACAAAGGCGTTGTTGCCGTCTATGTGACTGGCGCCGTCGATCTCACCTCTCCTGTGCGCGTGTACTACGTCACAAACACTGGCGCCACTGCTGGCGCACATCCTGGTCGCTTCTCTCATGCTTTTGTGAGCGGTAAGACCCGCCGTCTAACTGGCGCCCGTTGGGCGTCGAAGACTACTGGTGCTGGAATTGCTCTGCTGGAGCTGAACGGCCCTGATTTCACCCTTGCCGTCGATTCCTGATAGGAGGACCCCATGAGCGAATTTCGTATGGACGAGGCGAGCCTGTTTCTTGAGCGTCAGCTTGAGTACATTCGCCCTCAAGTGTTTGAAGTCGAGTATGCCGACATCAAATACGCAACAATCCTGCCTGTAACCAGCGAAGCTGGCCCTGGCGCCCAGACCTTCACCTACCGCATCATGGATGCGACTGGTGACTTCAAGCTCATCTCTGACGCCGCAGATGATCTGCCGCGTGCTGATGTGAGCCAGATCGAGCGGAGCATCAACATCCGTTCGTTCGGTGGTTCCTTCGGTTACACCGTACAGGAACTGCGTGCCGCTCAAATGGCCAACGTGGCTCTGGAGCAGCGCCGCGCCGCCGCTGTGCGTCGTGCTTATGAAGAGAAGGTTGAAGAGATTGCAATGTTCGGTGAGGCTTCCGTTAACCTCGTCGGCTTCTTCAACAACTCCACCGTTGACGTGTTGGCCGCTGACAAGTGGTTCACCGGTGTCACCGCCACTGGTACTACTTCTCAGGACATGCTGGAGCTGCTGAACCAGGGTGTTACTGCCATCATCAATGGCTCCAACATGAAGGAGCAGCCCGACACCATTCTGATGTCGTGGGAAGATTACAACATTGTTTCCACCACTCGTAACTCCGATTCTTCGGACGTGACTGTGCTGGAATATTTCCTGCGCACCAATCCTTTCATCCGTAACGTTGAGCCGATTAACCAGCTTGATGCTGACAAGAGCGCTCTCAGCAAGAACCGGATGGTTGTGTACAAGCGTGATCCGGGCAAAGTGCAACTGCACATTCCTCAGCCCCTTGAGCTGTTCCCCCCTCAGCAGCGCGGTCTGGAATTCATCGTTCCTGCCCATGCTCGCGTGGGTGGCATCACTCTGTACTATCCCAAGAGTGTCATTTACGTTCAAGCTCCCTGAGGAAATCTTTAGGTAGTTTGTCAAGAAAGGACGGTTAAGCTAATCAGGTTTGTTAATTCAACAAATGCTTATCGCTTACCGTCCCGAACTTGAAAACCCGCCGCGAGAAGCCAGTTTCGGAGTGATTACCAAGCGAGGCGTAATTAGCCTTGCTCCTGGCCTTAATCAGGAAATTCCTGATGAGCAATGGGAAGAAGCAAAACTGAACCCTACGGTGCAGAGTCTTCTTCGTATTGGGGCTATTGAGGAGATGAAAGAGCGCGTGGAGATTGAGACCATTCCCAAATCCGCCGAGAATCTTTCACAGCTTCCTCTGAGTCAAGCCATCCAGGCCATTGAACTTCTTCACGACGAGGATAAACTCGGTGATTGGAAGAAGATTGAAGGTCGCGTGAGGGTGCGCAATGCGATTAACCGTCGTCTTGAAGCCATTCGCATAGGAAAAGCATGACAGTCACTTACGCTGGTTTCCTAGAGCGTTTCCCTGAGTTCAGCCCTCATCCATCGGGCATTGTGAACGGGGCCATTGAAAGCGCTTCTGCAGACGTTTCGTCGGACATCTTTGGTGATCAGACAGACCGAGCAGTACGTTTTCTAGCCGCTCACATCATTGCTATTCAGCTTGCACAAATGGGCGTTCAAATTGGCGCAACAGATGGCAAGGTTTATGGCAAGGGGCTCGATGCCACATTGTATGGGCAAGAATTCAAACGTCTCACTGAAGCGGCATCATCCTCTCTGCTTGGTTTCGTTGTCTAATGACTAATCCTGCTCCGCCACTAGCCAATGCCACACTGGTGTTTGCAGTGGCGAGCGGATATGCAACAGACTCGACCACCGGTAATTACGTTGAACTCACTGGAGATGTAACGTACTATGCCACTTTGAAGCAGAGCAGGGATCCTCGATACGATCAACGACTCGGGGCTGATGAAAGTGCCATCTATATGAAAGGCAGAATCGTTAGCCCACTAGCGTTTTCGGGAGTGCCCCCTGGAAGTGTGGCTGCGGCCACCATTGAAAATCAGGAGGGGCGTTTTGAATTACTCCCTACGACCGAGATGACTGACCACTACCGTCAGTTTTTGGGCACTCCAATCCACGGCTACTTTAGAGTTGTGGGAGCAGGAAGTGTTCTTAATCGTTAATCACGCTCCTTCGCATTGTTTCAATGGCCATTCAACATCCCACACAGATCATTAAGAGCCAGGACACTATTGTGTATGTGGGCGCTCTTTCTGGCGCCACTCGCCCTGCTATTACTCCCGCCACTGCCGGCGCTCTTAGCCGCCCCACATCGGGCGTGCCCTCCGCCATGTATTTCCTTGGCGGCGTAACAAATGCAAGCGTTGCTTTCAACGATGGTGAAACCGAATATTACCTGCTTGGTAATGGCGGTTTTGCTGATGGCGTGAAAGTGACCCAGCGTTGCCAAGCTTCCATTACTTCGTACTTCCAGAAAGATCTGGATGGCAGCCAGATTGATTCCACTCAGTTTGATGAGGCAATGGATCTGGTGCTGCGCGGTCGTACTGAAAAAGACTTTGAGCTGTACGTTGAGATCTTCAAGTTCCTCGGCGATCAAACATACGACCTCACCTGCTTCGCAGCAACCGTGATGAACTACAACGAGAGCTATCCTGCTGACAACCTCGTTGAGACCACTTTCGATCTAATGAGCCGTGGCACCTACGGTGCTGGCCGTTGCACCATCTCTGGTGCGCTCATCCCGACCAGTCCCAACTCCTGAGCCTAGGCTTAGTGAACGCTACAGCCCCCGAAAGGGGGCTATTTTAATGTAATGAACATCATCCAACTGCGCGACACGGTTTCTCAACTGCTGTCTGAATTGATTGGCACTTATACATTGCCAAACAATATGCAACAGCCAGCTTTGTATGTCACTGGAGAGCATGGCGTGCCCAAGGGCTGGAAGGCCACTGGACTGGAGGTGACCATCCGTCAGTATCCAAGGCAAACATCTCGCGCACTGGTGGGTACGGTGCAGCTCAACAAGACTTGGGAAGTGGTGCTGGTCAATTACACAACTAGCTCTAAGAACCTGGAAGAGGCCATCTTGCGTCTGTTGAGGCATTTTCCAGATGCCAGAAGCAGTTATCAGGAGTACAGTGACATTGCCTACGAGCAGTATCGCGTGCTGATCCCTGACGTTGAGACGCTCACTCAATACATGCCTGCTGAATGAAGCTGGTCAAAAGTAAATGTGAGAAAGCTTGGTTGTTTGATGCAACCAAGCGGAATGATGAAATTGCCGCTGGATTGGCATGCTTCTTGCCTGGCTGTGGAGAGAGCATTGAAGTGGAGCTTTGCGGAGAAGAGTGCCGCGTTGTTGTGCCATTAAAGGTTGTAAACAGCCCTGTGCCAGTAAAGGTGACGAACGCTAGACTCTCTCTGCTTATTAGCGCCCCCCATGAGTAAATATTCCTCGTTTTTTCTTCTCAGCAGCCCAGAGTACGAGAAGCTTGGCGATAAGTTGCGTCTACGGAAGTATGGTAGTTGGCTTGCGGAGGAGGCGTGGCTGAGGGAAGAGCAATCCCAGAAGCGAGCGCTCTTCACATTGAAAGCTGTTGACCTTGCGAAGAAGATTGCAAGGGAAAAGGGCATCAGTGAAGGCGAAGCATTTGAGATGCTTCAAAGCAGCGCCATGTTTGACGACGAATTTGTTGGCAGCTACGCCAATGAAGCCGCCGCTTTGATGGAGAGCATGCCGTCCAATCGGAGTCAGACGGAACAGCTTGTGACGATGTTCTTCAGGAACAGGGGCGAGGTGCTTCAGGGCAAGAAGTGGGAGCCCACGTCTGATTGGACCGATGAAGACACCAAGATGCTGCCAAAGTTAACTATTGAGCTAGTAGAGGCTTTCATGATGATGGAAGAGGTGGGCGATCAAAAGGAAGAAGAGAAACAGGCGGAGGACGGGGAGAATCCTGAAAAAAACTAATTACTCGGCTAGTTGAAGGAGCCGAAAAGGCCCTTGAAGGCTTGACGGATTGGACGTTGTTGTATTGTCAACTAGCCGCGTTAAATTTACCAGACCCAATATTTCACGCGGAAAACTTTGCAAGACTGCCTGTGCGTTTGATTTCAGACGTACTAGAGAGCAATGCAAAGATCACCAAGATGCGGATGAACGCAAGTAGCGTGTCCACGGCAAAGCTTGGTGTCATGGTTGCATCTGCCCTTGGTGGAAAGAGCAACAAGGCAAAAATTACCGACTTCTTGCCCTACGAGCTGGAAGACGATGAATCAGTAATTACGGAAAGCACGAGGGAAGCGTTGAAATGGGCGCTTAGAGAGCAAAAACTTCCCGCCGCTATTGTTGCAATGCTTGGTAGTGAATTGGCGTAAATGCTAGATTATCAACAGCATATAGTCGGCGCATTGTAGTTGTGACGTACCAAGTCCGTTTTGAGAGCAGTGCGTTTCAAGCTGACAATGTTATTGGTAGAGCTTTAGACGCACTGGAACGCACGATCAAGGGTGCGAAAAAATTGGTTGGCGTCAAATTGCGAGAGGAGGAAGTGAATCGCAACGTCAAACTGCGCGGCGTTTGCCAGCGCACGTTTAGCCTGTCGATGGACTGGGCTGACAATGATTTTGATCAGCAAATCACATTGGAGAAATGGGGCTGGAAAGGGCCTGATTTCGAAACGCGCAGGAAGAACGGTCAAAGGGTGACTGAGCCTCGCGACATTGTTGATACATCTACATTGTTAAACAGTAAACGAAGAGATGACGTGAATTCTTCGGTTACAGAATTTGAATGGACTGCGCCTCATGCAGGAGGGGTGCATGATGGCTATGTTGCCAGGGGGTCTGGTGCTCGCAATCCAGCGAGACCGTGGACGGAGGAGACCATCGAAGATCTTTTTGAAGTGATCGACACTGTATTTAAGAAGGAGACTAAATAATGGCACGCTATACGATTAATTTCTCTACGAACGCGAACGCAATTGCTCGCGAGCTAGAGAAGGTTAATAAGGCCATTGCAGATGTTGCTCGCAATGGCAAGAAGATCAAGATTGATATTGACACTGGCTCTTTGAGGACCAGTTTTGATGCCACGTTTAGAACTCTTGACAAGCAAATCGCCGCCATAGAGCGGCGATTGTCTGGCTTAAGAATTGGAAGCAGGCGATTCCAGGAAACAGCCACTGGCTTGGGCGTTGCGCAAGGCATGCGCGAGCGTGGTGGCATGCAAGCTCGCGCCATTCAATTGGGTGCGCAGGCAGGTGCATTTGATGCTGGTAGTTTCGTTCAACTGCGCAAGCAAATTGAAGCTGCGAGTATTGAAGCTTCGCAGCTTGCGCCTAACACTGAAGCGTGGATCAACCTTCAGGGGCAAATTGGCAAGTTAAATGGCCAGCTCCAATCTACGAGCAGACTTGCTGAAAGCGTTCAGTTAAGTAATCAGCTTGGAGCATTCACTCCTGGCAGTTTGAATCAGCTTGAAGCGAAGCTGACCATTCTTAGAAACAGGGCAAGAGAAATTAGTCCCGACACCGAAGAATGGAGGGAGCTTAATAAACAAATTCGTGAAGCCGAAAGGGGCATTGCGAAGCAAACTAGGCGTCCACTAACCAGGGGTCAACGCCTTGGTGCTGCTGGTGGCGCATTCCTTTACGGAGGAGGCCTTGGCGGCGGCGTTGGTAGTGCTGTAGGCGGCATTGCTGGCGGCCTCATGGGAGGCCCTGCTGGGGCTTTTGCAGGGGCTGCTATTGGCCAGGCTGTAGACAACATGAGCGGCATGATTTCCAGCGCCGCCAAGAGCGCTGCGACCATTGCTCAGCTCCAAAGAGGCCTAGCCCTTGCCTCCATCGATGCAAAGGATTTTGCTGAGTCGCAAAAGGCCATTGCCGATAGCAGCAATACACTTGTCGTCCCTATGGAGCAGGTGTATCGCCAGTTCACTCAACTGCGAGTGAATACAAAGCAATATGGACTGTCCGTCCAAGATACGCAGCAGATTTTGGAAGGCACCGTATTGGCGGTGTCTTCTGTCGGGGGCTCTTTGGAAGACGTGGACGGCGCCATGCGTGCGATCGTTCAAATCTTCAGCAAGGGCAGTGTTCAAGCGGAAGAACTTCGTGGCCAGTTAGGTGAGCGCTTCCCTGGCGCCGTGATTAAGTTCGCGCAAGCGAACAAGATGAGCTTTGATGAGCTGCAAGATGCTCTCAAGAATGGTGAAGTTGGCATCAAGGAATTCGTTACGTTCGCCAAGGAGAACTACGAAGACTATGGTAAGTTTGCTGAAAGATTAGCCACTGGCCCTGAATTTGCAGGGCGCCGCCTTGAGAAGGCGATGGCTGATATGCAAATCGCCGTTGGCTCTGCTCTTGGCCCTGCTGGTGCTGTCTTCCAAGACTTCTTCACCGAGACAATCCAGGGATTCACCAGTTGGGTGAATGAGAACAAGCAGTTTGTTTCGGAATATTTGCGTGACTGGGGGGTTCTAGTTACGGGCTTTGCTCGTATTATCGGCACCATGGTTTCTGTCGCTGTAAAGGTGTCTTCTGCAATTATTAAAGCTTTTAGTGCAGCATTTAGAGAGGTGAGAAGACTCCTTGGCATGATGTCGGTTGCCGAGGTTAAGCGCGACTTGGACAAGGTAAATGCAAAGATTGCAAGTGGAGCAGCGAGCGGAAAACGTCGCGGTGCGGCTACTGACAGCCTTGAGTTGAGAAGGCAGCAACTGCAGAGGCAATTTGAGGCCATGGGCGGCCAGGCCGCCCTTGATGCTCAAGCTCCAGCCAAGGTGGACGACTTCACATATGGCGGACCTGGTGCTGGTCTTGATTTGGGCGCAACAAGCGATGGCAAAGGTGGTAAAGCTAAGGCCAAGAAAGAGCGTGAAAGCCAGTTGCCACAGCTCCAATTGCGCTTGGAACTTGCAAAGAAACTGTTTGAAATTAACAAGCAGATTGCAACAGCAAGAATTAATGGCAATGAGATTTTAGTGTCTGAGCTTGAGCTGCTCAAGCAGCTCACTGAACTTGAGAATCAGGGCAAGCAGGTACTCCTGGAAAATATTCCAATGGAGGAGAAAAAGGCGAAACTTGCCGAGCTGCAATTTCAGCGTCAAGAGGCGATCCTCAGTAGCCAGCTACAGTTGCAACTTGACTTAAACACTCAATACGAAGAAACCAAGAAGAAACTTAAGGATATTGTGGCTTCGCAGGAAGAAGAGACTTCCTATGTGAAACAGTATTACGACCTTGTTCTAAACGGGGTGACGCCTGCCGTTGCGAAGCTAAAGGTAGAAATAGCGAAGCGTTTTGCTGAAGAGAAGAAATCTCTCGACGCTCAAATTGAGCAGTTGAAAACGAGTATTGATCAACAAAAGCTTACGATTGCCGAATTGCAGGCAAAAGAGGATTTAACGAGAACAGAACAAGAGCGTCTTGCTCATTTGCAAGCGATAACCAGGGAAATGGAGAAACAGCTTGGTCTTCGCATCGAAGGGAGGGATGCTCTTCCTGGGCAGCAGGCGCAAACCGAGGCTTCTGCAACGGAGGCACAGGGGCCGAAGCCGTTTGGCGTGATCATTTCCGAAGGTTACGAGCAAGCCGAAAAGGACTTAGGTAAATTAGCCAACGTAGCCAACATGGTTGTCACGGCGGCCAATGGCATTGGAGATGCTTTCGGCAAGGCATTTACCGACATCGCCACTGGTGCTCAAACATGGCAAGAGGGGCTGGGGAATGCCTTTCGAAGCGTGGCAAGCATGTTTGCCGATATGGTTGCTCAAATACTGGCCAAGTGGGCTGCAGTGCAAATCATTGGCATGTTCCTGCCTGGCTTAACAGGAGGAGGTGGTGGTGGCGCCAAACCGCCTCTCCCAGGGTCTGTAGCCTTGACTGCTGCAAACGGCGCTGTATGGGAAGGTGGTTTCACTCCTTTTGCTAACGGCGGAGTGGTGAAAGGCCCCACCCTTGGCCTTGTCGGAGAAGGTCGTTTCAACGAAGCCGTTGTGCCACTGCCTGACGGACGTAAAATCCCTGTCGATCTTGGCGGCGGCGCTGGCAATAACATCTCCACTAACATTGTTGTCAATGTCAACAATGGCCAAGCGTCGTCTCAAATTAACGGCTCTGGAGGTCAATCCCTAGGCCGCGAATTGGAAGGCGCCGTTCGTAGCGTCATTCTCAAAGAAAGTCGTCCTGGCGGCATTATTTACAACCAGCGTTAATCCATGGCACAGCCCACATTAGTTCTTGACGTTGAATATGGCCTTACTGCCAAAAGAGGCACGCGCACCAGGCGCGTGCAATTTGGTGATGGCTTTGAACAGGTGATTCCTGATGGCGCAAATACTGATATTAGAATGTATGACATTCGTACAGTGCCTATCACTGACGAACAAGCATTGGCTTTAGATGGAACACTTTCTGATTTGCAGGGGGATTTCTTTTATGCCAAATTTTTTCAAGATGCTGAACAGTATAAATATCGCCTAGATCCCAATCAATGGAGCTGGGAAAATATTGGCCCAAATTCCAATGTCATCTCTTTTACGTGTCGGCGTATTTATGACGCAAGGAGTTAAAAATGCCAATTAAAAACGACGTGCAACAAGGGTGGCATGATGCCATCATTGAAATGTTTGAAATTGATCTATCCACTATTGAGGATGGACTGTCTGGGCAATATTTTTTTACTAATGAAGTAATGCCTGATAATTCTTCCGTGGTATGGAAGGGGCAAACTTATACGTCATTTCCCATTGAAGCTAGCGGTTTTGATGTTACAACCAAAGGCCAAATGCCTCAGCCAGAAATTACCGTAGCAAACGTGCTTGGCACATTCAGCGCTGTCATATCTTCCGCAAATGATCTTGTTGGCGCAAAAGTAATTCGACGTAGAACATTGTTTAAATATTTAGACAATGGCCCCACTCCTGATTCCACACAGGAATTTCCAGAGGATATTTTTTACATTGAGCGCAAAACCGCTGAAACAAACATTACTGTTAGCTGGCAGCTTGCCAGCAAAATAGATCTTGAGGGCTTATTGCTGCCACGCCGTGTTATCACTCAAAACCATTGCTTATGGCGCTACAAAGGGCCTGAATGCGGCTATTCAGGCCCTCCAGTGGCCAATGAGCTTGATTCGCTTCCAGGGTCAGCATCGGCTGAGGCGCAAGCTTATCGGGCTGCGCTTGAAGCTTTGCTTCAGGCTAATTCTGCAGTAATTTCTGCGGAAAACGAACTTAATGCAGCCACTGGAGATGTGGACATTGCATGCGCTGTTGATATTATCGAACGTAGTGAGCCACTTTTTAATCTGCGTCGATCTAATGGTCCATATACATTTGGCATTCTTGACGGGACAACATATTTTGCTGCGTACTACGAAAATCAGTTGATTCCTCCTGCGCAATTTGATTACGATCCTGCCAACCCTCAGGAAGGAAACGCAATTATGGGGCTCACTCAAAATACTGGACGTGGCCCTGGAAATAATGGTACTGGCAATGTTTGGGCTATTAATCAATGGATTGGTGTTGAAGGGCCGCCATTGTTTCCTGGCGGGCCAAACAGTATTGAGGCTGAAATAGTTACAGAAGGTGAATACGATCCCCCTAGTACATTTGCTTTTAGAGATTTAGACGGTCAAATTGTTGCATGTAGAAATGGAAGCATATTAAGCGCCATTAGCAATGCCGCTCCAGGCACTGCCCCTTCCATAGGAACTCTTGGGCAGATTGTATTTGCTCGTGGTGAACGTCGCGACAACAACGTGGCGCCAGTTGTTGACATTCAGATTTGGCGGGTAAGTACGGCGCAATGCGACGCTGCGCGAGAACGATTGCAGGCCGCCGAAACTCAATTAGCAGAAGCAGAAGCCGCTGTAATCGCCGCACAAGCAACGTTTGATGCCGCACTTGCAGCATTACCCCCCAATGACCCGATTTTTAATAATGATCAATGTGGTAAGAGATTGACAAGTTGTCGTTTACGCTTTGGTTTGTCTACTTTGCCTTTCGGGGCGTTTCCTGGCGCAAATTTATTCCGATGAATCAACTTTCTTATCGCCTTAAAAAAGCCATTGCCTATGAGGCTTCTCAATGCGCCCCCGAAGAGTGTTGCGGTTTCATTGTTGACGGTGAAATTATGCCATGCAAAAATGCGCACAATTCACCAGAAACTAATTTCGCAATAGCCGCCGAAGATTACGCAAGAGCGGAAGAGAGGGGGAAAATTGAAGCCATCTATCATTCGCACATTGGAGGAATTGATGCTTTTTCGATGCATGATTTAAAAGCGTGCAAGCAATGCAATGTTCCATGGGTGATGGTACATATTCCTAGTAATAATTTTCATTACATTGACCCAACTGGTAACGCGCCCTATGAAGGGCGCGAATGGACCTATGGGCTACATGATTGCTATGCTTTGCTGCGTGATTTTTACGCCCGTGAATTCAATATTCAATTAGATGATTTTGAAAGGAAACATGACGAAGAATGGTTAAATCCTGAATGGTCCATGTTTCTTGAGAATTATGAAAGCCAAGGTTTCTATGAAGTTGGACGACCAGATAAAAAAGGAGACATGTTGCTTATGAGGATGCAATCGCCGCAGCCAAACCATGTGGGCGTAATGAATGGCAATGGGGCTTGTTTTTATCATCATCTCTCTAACCGCCTGTCACAGTCATCTGTTTATGGCGGATATTGGGCTAAAGTGACAGTGAAAGTGTTGCGACACAAGGATGTATGACGGGCACAAAGAGAAGATGGGTGGAAGTGAAGCTTCTAGGAGAGCTTGGCCGTAAATTTGGGCGCACTTATCGTTTTATGGCTCTAAATGCACGTGAAGTTATCATTGCATTGTCTCGCCAAATTGCTGGATTTCAAGAATATTTAACTACTGCACATGAAAATGGTATTGGTTTTAAGCTTATTACAAAAGAGCCAGAGGGTCTTGATTACGAAGGAGTTTTTTTAAGCTGTGATCGCTTAGTAATGGCACCAGTAGTAACTGGTGCTGGTGGCAATGTCGGACAAATTTTGATTGGTGCAGCATTAATTGCGCTGGCTTTTGTTCCAATTGCTGGCAGTAGCGCTTTTGCAGGGCTTGCTGCCGCTAAAACTGCTGCAGGCAGCGTGGCTTTATTTAGTCTTGGCGCGAGTTTATTTCTTACTGGCATTGCAGGCCTTTTATCGCCACAGGTGCAAACACCAAGTAGCGATACCAAAAAGAAAGAAAGCTTTATTTTTGACAGGGCTGCCGAATTGACAACACAGGGTTATCCTGTGCCTTTATTGTATGGACGTTATTTCTTGGATTCGCCGTTGATTGTGTCTTCGTCTATTTCAACTGAACGGATTCCTGTTTAAAGCAAAATGGAGAAGCTGTACGGCCAAGATCAACAATGGAAAATTGTCGGCTCCGGTGGCGGCGGCAAAGGGGGTGGAAATGCTCCTGTTGAAGATCCAGATACACTGCGAAGTCAAGCAGAGGCAAGCATTGTTTTAGCCCTGTGCGAAGGAGAGGTTGAAGGATTTCCTGGTATTAGCCCAAGCGAAAGAGGAAAGTACATTTATCTTGATGACACGCCATTGATAGCTGCAAATGGCTCAAGCAATTTCAATAAGAAAAATGATAACGATGTAGAAATTCAATTTAGAACTGGAACGCAATCACAGTCACCCATGACTGGCTTTGCTGATGTTCGCATTGAGCAAAGCATTGGGACAAAATTGACAAAACAAAGTGGCCGTGTTTCTGCTACTACAACACGTTCAGATCTCAATCGCATTGTTGTCCGTATTGGCGTTGGTTCTTTGTTTAAGGTTGAAGACGATGGAGATGTAAAGGCAACAAAAGTTGAGTTTAATATCAGGATTTTTGATTCAATTGGCAGTAAACCAATTGTTAGTGAAGATCTTGCAATTCAAGGGAAAAGCAGAGGGCCATTTGATAGAGAATATTTCTATCCACTGTCTGGAACTGGCCCTTGGACTGTTCGCGTTAGAAGGACAACTGCCGATCCTAAAGATTTAAAAACAAGCAATGATTTATACTTCAAAGCAATTGTTGGTGTTTTAGACGACAAGCTTTTCTATCCAAATACTGCCTTAATGGGAATGAAATTTTCGGCAGAAGCTTTTTCGAGCGTGCCAAAGATTTCAGTGGAAATTCAGGGCTTAAAAATTAGAGTGCCCACTGGAGTGGGAGCAAATGGCGTATGGGATGGAAGCTTTACTTATGAATACAGCAACAATCCCGCATGGGTGTTGTACGATCTGATGACAAATGAAAGATACGGCACTGGTTTGTACATTGAAGCTGATGATATTGACATTTATTCGTTATATCAAATTGCCCAATATTGCGACGAGCGAGTGCCCAATGGAACAGGGGGAACCGAAAAGCGCTTTACTTTTAATGGAGTAATCAATAATCGAGCAGAAGCATATGAAGTGATGAATGGAATTGCAGCGGTATTTCGCGGCATGATTTATTTTGCACAAGGCCTTATTATGTCTACGCAGGACCGCTCTGGCCCTGTTGTTCGTCAATTTTCACCTTCCAATGTCGTTGTCAATGTTAATGAGCAAGGGGAAGTAACAAGTGCTCCGTTTACTTACGAAGGCACTTCTCTTAAAGCCCGTAAGACCGTTGCTCTTGTTTCATGGAATGACCGAAATGATAAGTTCAAAAGCAAAGTTGAATACGTAGAAGATGCTGCAGGCATTGAACGCTATGGATATAGAGAGATAGAAATCAGGGCTTTTGGTACAACAAAACAATCACAAGCTCGCCGCATTGGTTACTGGACATTGCTCACCAATTTGAATGAAACAGAAACCGTCACGTTTAAAGTGAGCGCTCAAGGCTTTTTCTTGATGCCTGGTGAGATTATTGAAATTGCCGATCCGTATAGAACATCAGGAGTAGCTGCAGGTGCAATTACAGCAGCCACCACCTCAACAGTTTCACTAGATAGGGATGTAACTTTACAAGAAGGAGTGTCTTATCAAATTATTATTAGCGATAGCGGACAAGAGCTTACTTCTTCTATTACCAATTCTGCGGGAGCGACAAGCAGCATTTCAGTGGCGCCTTCTTTTTCAACTGCGCCTCAAGTAGGTTCTCCGTGGCTAATTAGAGAAGCATTGGCTGTAGGTAAAAAATATCGTATTGTTAGCCTAACTGAAGACAGTGGAATTGTTAATGTTTTAGCAACGGAGTATTACGAAGCAAAGTATGACTTAGTAGATAATTTTTCTCTTGGTTCTCCAACTTTGACTTCTGTAGCCACATCTAATCTCGTTGGATTGCCAAATGTTAATGCTTCCACCATTGATTTCTCGGGATTATGACCACTCGATTAGAAGCCACATGGGAATATCCGCAGTACACCGCTTATTCCATTTTGAACGCGATTAATCCAGCTATTTGCTGGCAATCGCCCATCAATAATCCTCTCATTCGATCATTTGACGTGGAGGTGTACAGAGAGGAAGAAGATCTATGGCTAAATTTAGGGCAAACGGAAAAAAATTACGCCTACGTTGACATTCCTAGTTACGACATTAAATCTTCCTATCTCATTCGGATTGCTACAATTGGCGTAAGTGGCAAGCGCAGTGGATGGTCCTACAGCTCTCGCTACATCGCCTCGCCATTGCGCTTTGACTTTTCTGTTGCCGATACTGTTAGGCTACCTAACGGCGAAAGCAAGCCGAATCAACGCCTCTTCTTTTTAATGTTTTAACCATGGCACTTTTCGGTCTTGATGCGGCAGGCAACACAGCTTATGTGCAAGCGCAAGGCGATGGCAGCATTAGCGTTCCGTACATTCTTCAGCATGACATTCTCCCATCGGGCATCAAAAGTGCATGGGTGACCAGTACAAGCGGTGAAGTGGTTGTATCTGGCATAACGGGTGTTTCCCTGAGGGTTCTCAATGTAGTTTGCACTGCCACAAGTGGAGGCACTGTTCAGTTTCGAAGTGGCACTTCTGGTTCTACGCTTACACCCGCGTTTCCCGTTTACGCATCAGGTTTTCCTTTGTCATTTGGCAGCCCAATGGGACTTTTCCAGACGGCATCAGGTGAAAGCTTGCAAACGGTGGTAAGCAGTGGCATTGAATATCAAACTTTAATCACCTATCGCGAGGTGTAAGCATGACACGCATTGTCGGCTTTTTAGAGGGAGTCAATGGAGCGTTAAATGGGCGGCTATACGTAAAGGCGGGGGGCGCCTTTATTGGCGCCCCTTCTAAAGATTTGTCATTCAAAGTGGAAGATGGTTTGGTGGACATTGAATTACCGCCTTGTCCAGCCGGAATGCCATATTTTGTGGATTGGAAAGACGCAGGTGATATTACTCGTTTGACTTACATGGAGCGATGGAGAGTGCCATCTATTTCGGAAATTACAATTGACGATGCAAGGGGTGTTTCACGACAGGGCACATTGCGTCAAAATGTTGCGCGAAAAGGCGATGCTCTTGAAAACATTGCTTTACGTAACGAATTAAGCGAAGAGCAAGAAAAAGTTAGGCTACTTGAAGAGCAAAATACAAAATTATTGCGGCAACTAACAGAAGCAGAAAGCAATGCAGCGGCGGCGAAAGGTCAAGCTGCTGCACTGGCTGCCAATTTATCGCAAGCACAAAAAAAGGCGCATAAACCTTCTGAGCCAGTGGTAATTAAAACTGAGCACGTCATTGAAAAAAGGATTGGCCCCGATTCTCTTATTCAAGAAATAGCTAGCTATCAAGAGGAAATTGAACTGCTGAAGCAGGCAAATACAGAGTTGAAAGACGAAATTAATCGCGCAATGTCAGTTAGTACGCATTTCGCGAACTTGCACGCTGAGATTGATAGACTTAGCAATGAGAAGCGCCAGCTTTTATTGCGCATTGACCAACTGAAGAGCCCTGTGCGTCAGTCCTCTGCTTTGCGCAATGAAGCAATTGCCAACCTTGATAAATTAATCAACGGCTAATGGAAAGCATTAATGTAACGGTGCGAGAGGGGGACAGCTTTGACGAGCTATATCTTGCCTTTCAAAAACCCATTGGCACGCCTCATGATTTCTCCAGCTCAGAAGTGCTGGCGCAAATCAAAGAAACCTTTGCTGGCAGTGTAATTGACACGTTTGGCATTACCAAGCTTTCAACTACTGGGCACTTAAAGCTTGCATTAACTTCAACGCAAACAGAAAGTTTGCGGCGCAATATTTCTAGTGGTTACAGCGAAAGAGCAATCACTTATGACGTGGGAAGGCAAGCCGATGATCCCGCAGATATTGGCGCTCTTTATTTATGGGATTTAAAAGAGTTGTACTATGTGGAAGAAGGAAATGGCATTGCTTCAATTTCGCAGGGCGCAATAGTAGATGAATTGCTTGGCACCTATCGGATGCGAGTGACGACAAGCGGCAATCATAATCTTTCTTCTTTTGACATTGTTCGCATAGCTGGAGCAAGCGTTTCTGGCTACAATTCCACTTATACCGCCAATACGTTAAACATTATTTCAAGCACCGTGTTTGAAGTGATTCCCACTGCGGGTTCTCCATTATTTAGCTCTGTAGCCTCTGGCGGCACTCTAAGAGTGCTAAAAGAGGATACGATTGTATTAGGAACATTGCAGGTCAAGCCTCGCATCACCTCGATTTAAGGAACAATGCCTGACATTGAAGAAGGTCAACAAGTAGTAACAGTTGGCAGAACTGAGCCGATCCAGGCGGGTCAGGCAACAATGGCGCAATCACTTCCGGTGGTTATCGCCAGTGATCAAACACCTGTTCCCATCCTGGACAATCTAAGTGCCCCTAGCGAGGTGCATGATGATTTGCTTGGTAACCCACGAGTGCAAAGTAGTTTGCAACTTTGGGATAGCACCAACATTCTTGCCATTGATCCAAAGGCGTGGAAATTAACATTTGACGAAACTGGAACACCGGATAATTCCAGTGTTACGCACCTTCCCCAAGAAAGTGGCGCCCAGCTTTTAATCAACACCAATGCACCGAACAGCACTGTTGCTCGGATGCAAAGCCGTTTGGTATTTCCGTATCAAACGGGGCGTATTACTGATGCAAGTTTTGGCATTAGCATGCTTCGCGATAATAATGTAACTATTGAGGCCGGTATTTTTGACGGCAACAATGGCTACATTATTCGCATTATTGGCGATGATTTGTATTTTGTTCGCCGCACAAATTCTGGAGAGAGTCCTCAGAATAGTGGCGCTCCCATTGGTAGTACTGATTTTACAATTAACGATCCAACAAGTCTTTATAACAACCACCGTTATCGCGTACTCCCGGAAGATCCTTCTGTAATGGAAGAGATTGTTCCGCGTTCTGCATTTAATGGCGACAAGCTTGATGGACAAGGCTCCAGCGTTCATACGCTGAGCTTGTCAAAGGTGACAATGTTCCGCATCCTAATGGGCTGGTACGGCGGCTCTGCGGCACGTTTGATGGCGTATGTACCAGTGGACGAAAACCTGCCTGCTGGCGCCACTGCACGCAATGCTCGATGGGTGACCATTCATCAAATTAATACTTGCGACAGACTGCCTTTCCCAAGTCTTGGCAATCCCAATTTGCCAATGACTTTCCAGCTTGCAAAAACTGGAAACATTTCTCAAGCATGTTTCCTGAAAGTGTATGGAACAAAAGCAGAGATTGACGGAGGAGATGCAAGCAAATATGACATCTACTCACAGGAAAGCAATGCAGTAGCCATTGATCCAGGAACTATTCGCCCATTGCTTACTATTCGCTGTAAAGAAAACATTGTAAATGATGACGGTAATAGCAAGCAAAACATCTTGCGTGCTGTGCCTTTAATGGCTAATTTATCGTCACAATATCGCACCAAATTTTCGTTAATCAAGAATCCTAGTGGTATTGTGGTGAGCGGTTCTGTTTTGGATCCTGCCATTGCATCTGGCGTATTTACTTCCACTGCATCTCTGTCTGCCATTGAATATAACACCACTGCAACCGGCGTCACCGGAGGCGAACCAGTGGCAGTATTCTTTACAGGCGATAATGACGGTCAAAACATTTTGCTAGACGAAATTTTCCGTTATAACCGCGAGTTTTTGACTCGCCCAATTTCCAATGACACCGGAAGCAGTGGTGATGTTCTTGTGCTTACTGCTCAAAGCATTGCAGACAGCGGCAATACGGTTGCTGGCTCTATTACTTGGGGCGAACGCTAATTAACGACTATGGCTTATTACCAGCTTTCTCCAGAAGTGGGGCAACAACGCTATGTTGTTGCGAGTGGCGCAAATTCCGGCACTGTTCTTCAGGAAGCTGGTGAATTTTCTTCTGGCCAAGAATTAAAGGCAAACAGTATTTCTACTGCTCTACCTTTATTTGGCGCAGGAGTTCCAGTTAGTCTTTATAAAGAAAAGCCCACTGAAATCAAGAATGATTTATTTGGCACTGCACGAGCAGAACAAACTTTAAGCCTGTTTAATTACACTGACGATTATGCATTTCGAGAGGATGTCTATGTCAGTGAAATTCGCGGCCTTAACGAAACGGGCGATGGAGACATTGAAAGCGCCAAATGGGCACAGCTTCAAGACACTTTAATTGAATATAGCCCATTGCCAACTGGCTACATTCAATACGATGCAGCAAGGCGTGCTGTTCGCGTTGAACTTGCAAAATCAAAAGGAGGATTTCAACGGGCTCGCATTAGCACTAAAAAACGTTTCCGTTATCAAACTGGCCGAGTAGTTCGCTCATCTGTATGTCTGCAGATGAGCTTAACTGAATTGCCAGCTTGCGAAAAACTGTGGGGAATTGGCGATTCTCTTGATGGCTTCTTTTTTCAAATTATTGCAGACGGGGAAGGTGATAATTTTAGAGTGGTCCACCGTCGTTCATCTGGCGATGGATTAACAAAGGAAGTCATTGTTCCGCGCAGCAGTTTTAATGGCGACAAATTAGATGGTACTGGCAGTAGCAATGCGTCTATTGATTTCACCAAGAACTGTATGTATTTGGTGGAATGGGGATGGTACGGCGCAAGTTCTGCTCGGTTTTATGCTTTTGTAATTGACGAAGCAGTAGACCTGCCTGTTACGGTTAGCAAAATCCCACGCGGACGCTGGGTGTTAATGCATGAGCTGTTGATTCCCGACAGCTTAGATGCCCCAAGCCTGGGCACGCCATCATTGCCATTTACCATTGAAATCAGCAATACTGGATACCTTGTAGAGCCGCAATACATTATTAAATATGGACTAAGCCTTCAAATTGATGGGGGCGAAACAGAAAAAGCAGACATGCGTGCTGCTGATATTTCTGAAGGACGTGAAATTGGGCCAGTTTATGGTGGTTCCGAGGCGGCACATTTCTTTCCTGTTTTTGGCTTGAGGGGGGTGGATTTTGCTGCAAATCAAATTTTGAATAGCCAGCAAGCACTTCCTAAAACAATGGATGTATTTGCAAATTATCGCACTGAAATTGCTGTTATTAAAGATCCTGTTTTTAGAGATTTAGAGCAGGAAGTGGGCCATATCAATGGCACACTTCCAAGGAATAATCCTGGCGACTATGGGGTGTCGGAATCGTTGCTTACTGGATTTGATTCCGGCGGCAATGCAATTGCAATTACTACTGAGACTCCTGATGCTCTGCCGCTGTCTGCGCAAGAGCCTTATACAACTACTGACATGGGCACAATTGAAGGCAACTTTACTTTGCGTCAAGTGGTAGCTGGAAAGACGCTTGCAACTTTTTATGCGGGAAGCAACAAGGGCGAAAGAATTGATTTGACAAGAATTTATGATTTAGTGCGGGAAGCAATTAGCACCGAATACGACAGTAAATTTACTTTTCCTGTGACAAACGAGGACTATCAAATCGAATCAATCGCAGGAGATGGCACTCTTTCGCTTTCTCGTAAGCACACTTTGGAGCTTGGCTTTAGGTTTGTAATTGGTCTTAATACTTATTACATTGTCTCTATTCCAAGCGTTTCAAGCATCAAAATAAGTGAGACGAAGGGAGGCAGCGTTTTCACTGGTTTTAGTGGAAAGGGAATTGTGCCCGGTGATTTTGGCACCGCATTTTATGATTTGGTAATTGATCAAGCAATTGCTTCGCGTGCCCGGCCAATTGACCAAGGCGCCGTCATTATTGCCGCCAGACGTATTCAAGACAAGCTAATTCCTTTGTCATTTAGCGAAAAGAGGGCGGAATGGATGTTGACTTATGGTTGTAGCACTTCTGGCACCTATAATATTGTTAGCCCATCTCCCGAAGTGCGAGTATTCCTTAATTACGGGCTTCGATAAGGTAAAAGCATGGCGGACGGCAGCTCTATTATTAATGTCGCATCAAGCGGTCTTCCAAACGAAACGCAAGACTATGCATATGCATTTTGCATAGGCACGCAAATTTTTCAAAATCCAGATCAAGACCCGAGGAATGGAAGCCTTAGCTTCAAGGTGGATCCTGAATTGTTCGATGTAGGCATTTCTGGGGACACTGTAGGGACCACGGCAATTGGACTTGCCACTGCAGATAATATTTCCTCTATTTCTTCTTGGTCTTCAACAGAAGAAATTAGCGATGATGGGCAAAGTTACGGAGTTTATTGCGTTAGCTTTGCTGAAAATAACTTGGTAAGCAACAAGATTAACATTTGTTGTGCTGGCAGCACAATTGGTTTCATTCAAAAAAATCGTCAGTCCACATCAACTGATATTGGCTTTGATACGCTTACCATATCTGGACATGGCTATAGCAACGGTGATGCAGTGGTCATCTATAGCGGAAGTCCTCCTTCTCCGCTGCAGCTTAATACCAAGTACTATGTCACCACTTCTGGGGAAGACAAGATCAGGCTTGCTTCTAGTCACAATCAGTCGCTGATTGGCGATGTTATTGATATCACAATTAGTGGCGGTCCAGTCTATTTAAGGAGTGATGACTTGATTGAAATTAGACGAAACGGCATTTCAGAAGATGTTGGCGTCTATAGAAATAATACCGAGATTTACGCGATTGGTTCAAACGGTCAAACATTGAGGCCATTCTTTTGGACGAGAGAGTCTAGTAATAGTGCTACGATACCAGTATTCAAGGAAATTAAAGTTAGCGGAGCTTCTTGATTCATGGCTCAAACACGGTTGATTTCGGAGCTTGTTGAGCTTGTCACTCCCAATAACGAAGACGTATTTGTAATTGTTGATAACACTACAAATCCGTCGCTAGGCGTAACAAAGAAAATTTCGTATGCGTCCTTGAAAGAGGACTTGCAGGATGTAGTCGCTACGCTCACTTCTGGTGGCACTGGTATCAATGCATCGTATAACGATTTAAACAATACGCTCACCCTTTCAGTGGTTAATGATACAACCACTCAGCGTACCATCGTTTCATCTGGTGGCGGCGAAATTGGAGCGCGGCAAGAATTGAATTTTATCGCCGGCACTGCGGCTACGGTTAGCGGTGTTGATAATAGTGGCGAAAATCGTGTAGACGTGACGATTGGCGTCAACGCGTCTGAAATCAATATTAACGACCTAGCTTCTGCTTCTCCCCTTGAAGTTAACAAAGGAGGCACGGGCGCAAGCACAGCGTCTAGTGCCCGCTCTAATTTGGGAGCAGCAAAAGCAGGAAGCAATAGTGATATTACTGGATTAACCGGCCTCACAACTGCTCTTTCTATTAGCCAAGGTGGCACTGGCGCAGACACGGCTCAACAAGCATTAAAAGGTATTGGTGGATTGAAATACGTTACCAACGTTGGCGTTGGCGGTGAAAGTCTTATTGTAAACGACACCGTAGAGGTGGCCAATGAATTTCGAGGCGAAATTAAAGGTGTAAAAGCTGGAAATAGCACTATTAGCGTAACAACTGATGGCACCGACATTGCAATCATTGCAAATCCCGATGATATCCTTGGTGGCGCCACTCAGAATGTAAGTGTCAATAATTATCGTATTACCGATGTAGGTTCGCCAGTTGGTGCGACTGACGCCGCAAATCGTGCTTACGTAGATCAAGTTAGTGCTGGTTTAAGTATTAAAGAAGCAGTAATTGCGGCTACTACAGCCAATGTAGTTTCTACTTATGCGGGCAGTCCTGCTTTTACGCTTACAGTAACAGGAACTGGCACTCCTTCTTTTGACGGAGTAAATATTACCAATGTCGGCACGCGAGTATTAGTCAAGGATCAAACTACTGCATCTCAAAATGGCATCTATGCATTAACAACCGCAGCAGCGCCTGGCATTAGCGCAGTGTTTACTCGCACAGATGATGCTAATAGTAGCGCAGAGGTGAAGACTGGTATTTTTATGTTTGTGCAGAGTGGCACAACAAATGGCAATCTTCAATTTACTCAAGTTACAAATAATCCCGTTCTTGATACTGATCCTCTTGTTTTCTCTGTTTTAAACGACGCAACAATTGCAGATAATTCTGTTAGCAATTTAAAGCTGTCTGATATGACGGCTTTGACAATTAAGGGTGCTGTTGCTGGTGGTAATCCACAAGATCTAACGCCCGATCAGGTGTTGGGAATTCTTAACAGTGGAACGACAAAGCTTACTTCCAATGTCCTGATTTCTGGCAATACTGCTGCGGCTGGCATTGTTCAACTTTATAACGGTGTTAACAGCGCAAGCAGTGGCTTAGCGGCCACTGCAAGTGCTGTTAAAAGCGCTTATGACTTGGCGGCTAATGCCATCCCTATTAGCGGAGGCACTTTCACTGGTCATGTTTCTGGGACCACTGCACCAGTGGGCACTAATACCACTCAATTAGCAACCACTGCATTTGTCAATAGTGAAATTGCGAATGACGCCCCCACTAAAACAGGCGGTGGTGCAACAGGTACCTGGGGCATTTCCATTAGTGGCAATGCCAATACCGCCTCTGCATTGGCATCTGGAGTGAGCATTGGCTTGGCGGGTGATCTAAGTGGTAGTGCTGTTTTTGACGGCAGCAGCAATGTTACCATCAGTGGAGTTGTTGCCGATGATTCTCATAATCACATTATTAGCAATGTAGATGGTTTGCAATCTGCATTGGATGCAAAGGCGGCAGTTGTTAACGCCAGCTTGTCTGGCACTCCAACTGCGCCCACTGCAACCGCTGGCACTTCAACCACTCAAATTGCAACCACTGCCTTTGTGGGAAATGCAGTTAATACATTGGCCAGTGGAACTGTGGCTTTTGCAGGCGCCTTAAGTTCTGGAGTGACGATCACATTAAGTGGAGATGTAAGTGGCTCTGTTGTTTTTGATGGAAGTCAAAATGTCACTTTGACGAGTGATATTGTCAGTAATTCCGTTGCTTTGGGAACTGACACCACTGGTTCTTATGTTAGAAAGGCAAGCACTGTCGGCAGCGGTATTTCTGGAAGCGTCAATACCGAAGCTGGTATTTTTACCGTTACTTCCAACGCCACTCCGGCAAGTTCTGTCAATGCAATTGTTTCCCGTGATGCCAATGGGAGCTTTGCGGCCAATGTAATCACTGCTTCTTTGTCAGGCAATGCATCTACCGCTAACACTTGGGCAAATGCAAGGACGATCTCTTTAAGCGGAGACCTTGCTGGAAGTGTTTCTATTAATGGGAGCAGTAATGTCACTCTTGCTGGTACGGTAAGCAATAATATTGCTCGGCTTACAAATGCGCAAACATTTAGCGCACAGCAAACCTTTGTCGAGACTTCCGACACTGTATATGCTCTCGCTGATACAAACTTAGATCCAGCGAATGGTGGCATTCAAACAAAAACATTATCTGGAAACACCACCTTCACTGAGTCCTTAGAAAGTGGCCAAAGTGTACTGTTGATGCTGGAAAACGGCGCCACTTATACAGTGACTTGGCCAGCGGTATCTTGGGTGTCGAATATTGGCAACATTGCACCTACTTTAACGAACAAGGATGCTATTGTTTTCTGGCAAGTTGGCGCTACTGTTTACGGCAATTACCTTGGGAGCTATGTGTAATGTTTACTAAATTTTTACTTGGCAACATCGAAAAGTCTCAGGCGTGGCTTGCTTTTACTGACCTGCAGGCAGACACTCTCAGTCCGTCTTTTTTTGCTGATACCGATGGTGCAATTTATACTTCATTTTACAGACTTGGTATTGGCTACTTAGTCAAGCTTAAGTTTAATGGTGTTGTTGAATGGGCACGATCAATCAATCCAGTTAACAGCAATGGTTCTTGTCTTTTGTCATTAACAGGGGATAACGGCGGCAATATTTATGCTTGCGGTGGCAATATAACTGGGAGCGGAAGTAAAGGATTTTTGATTAAAATCAGCAGTGTCGATGGTAGTACTATTTGGGCCAGAGAATTTGACAAAGGCAATGGAAATCCTTGCGTTTTTGGCAGTGTTTTTATTAAATCAAACGGAGACATTGCAGTTCTTGAAGGAAGCGCTGCTGGCTTTACTTCGTCCTCAGTGGAAAATGCTTATGTTGTTTACAATGCAAACGGCTCTGTAAGCCAAACGGAATACATTACAAGATTCACCACCTCTTCTACCAATATTCGCGGTGTACAAGCTAAAAACGTAAATGGAACGCCTCTAGCTTTAGCATTGACTGGATACAATGGCAACAATGCTGCACATCTATATCCGCTAGAAGCGACGAGCCCGTTTCCGTCTGGCAACAGCTTTCCTTTTATCTATCAAAATGCTCTATGCATCCCACGAGGTTTTGACTTTGTCCCTGCTGCTTCAAATGCCTCTCCTCAAATATGCTATCTAATAGGCCTCGACGTTGCCTTCCCATCTACTGGCCAGACTTTTATAGCCAAAGTTAGCCCTAATGCTGCCAATACTGGAACAAATCTTTACTGGTTGAAAAGATTTGATGCTATACCTGGGACCAGCTTTTTTTACGGAGACCTAGCTGTAGATGATAATGGCAATGCTTATTGCGCCGGAGTCTTTGATAACACCGCTATTTTATTAATAAAAATAGACACAAATGGCAATGTAGTATGGAAGAATACTATTGACATCCTTTCAGGGGGGCCCCCGGTTATTCAAATTAGGTCTTCTACTAGGATCAGCCTAGGGGTTAGCGGAGATTATCTTATCGTTAGTTTTTCTTCCGACTATCAGTTTGTACTAAAAGTGCCAACTAATGGTAGCTTAAGGGGTACGTATACAAACTTGGCTGGTTACACTCTTGAATACGGCAATGCAACCTTAGAATCAAGGGTTAATCTATCCAGCGACACTACTAATGTATATACATCTTCTTCATTTACCAGCAATCTTCAGTTTTCAACTCAAAGTAGTGTCTCTGCGGCAGGTAGTCCTATTACAAACAACACTCCAAGGCGAGGTACTATTGAGTGATTCTTGTTTTTGCGGAAAATTCAACAGTTAAACAATATCCCGCAAGCATCAATGACTTGCGTCGCAAATTCCCAAGCGTGAGCTTTCCCTCTGATGTTTCTTCGTTTGATCTTTCTAGATATGGCGCTTATGTTGTAAAAGCAACTAGTCCTCCAAAGTTTGATTATACAAAGGAAACGCTTAACGAAGCGCTTCCCGTTTTAAAAGAAGGGGAATGGTTGCAGCAATGGGAGGTGGTCAGCTTGGGCCACCGCATCATTGAAGGTCGCAAAAGATTAGAAGAAGGGCAATGCAAAGCAAAGCGAAATGAGCTTCTTGAAAAAAGTGATTGGACTCAATTGCCAGACGTGCCAGTAGATAAAAAAGCTTGGGCGTCATATCGCCAAAAACTGCGTGATATTACGCTGCAGGCAGGTTTCCCGTCCTCAATTGAATGGCCTGTAGCTCCATAGAACCTTGCCCCTTTGCTGATTTGACAGAAGAAATTGTAGTGGGCTGGCTGCTTGATAAGTTTGGCGAGAAGAAAGTGGATGAAATCAAAGCCGCTCTTCAAGCGCAAATTGACGAACAAGCTTCGCCCACCAAAGGTACTGACATGCCTTGGGTTGGTTAAACTTTTGGTTTAGTCTCTTCCTCATGGCATCAAAATCAAAGATTGTCGTTAGCGGGCAAAAGCTGCTTGTGCCAAACAAAAGCAAGCGCACTAGACAAGGCAACGGTAAAAATAGCAAACCCAGTCATGGGCGCAAGCTAAAAATTGGACAAGGTAAATAAAAGAAAGGGCCAAAAGGCCCTTTCTTTTTGCCTCTACAATGAAAAGAAAGCTTTAATACAATGATCCAACCAGGCAAATATGACATAACTATTTACCAAGGCGCCACCTTTGAATTGCCAGTGCAATACAAGGACAGCTCAAATGTGCCAGTTAATATGAGCGGCTACACTATTAGCGGCACATTATGGGACAGACTTGGAAACAATAGGCTTGCAACGTTTTCTACGCCTTATGTTTCTCAACCCAGCGGCATGTTTACTATGCGTTTAGAAGCTGCAACAACAAGTGGCATCACTGAACAAGGGCAATACGATGTACTTGTAACCACAGCGGCTGGTGACAAATTTTACCTTTTGGAAGGTAATGCGTTTTGGAATCCAGGGCTTTCTTGGAGAAGCTGATCATGACTGCAGTAACAGTTCAAGAGCAACAAAACACAATTATTGTCACTGAAGACAATAGTAACGTTGGCGTGACAAGCAGCGATGTCAGCGTTTTGCTAACAGCACCTGGCACACAAGGACCGCCACGAAGTGAAGATTCAGGTGTCATTTATTTAAAGAACAATGACATTGCTACGCCTATTTCCATTGCCGATGGCAGAGCTGTGGCGTCTGGCACAATGCTGACTAGCTCATTGGTGAATTTTGAAAAGGACGCTTCCACTAATTCCTTGAAATATAAAGGAACCAACGGGCGCTTCCATGCCATCGCTACATTTAGTTTTTATTCTGGCAGTCAAGATACTTGTGGTTTTTACATTGGAGTTAATCGTGATGCATCTTCTCCATTGGATCCTGATGCTGATCGAATTTCAGAAAGTGAAATTTACGTGAATGCAGGCACGCAATCAAATCAGCCTAAAAATGGAGCCATTCAAGCACTTGTGCAATTAACAACTGACGATAGGATTTTTTTCATTGTGCAAAACAAAACCAAGAGCGACAGTGTTTTAGTGGAATTCATGAAAATGATCGTTAGAAGCTAATGAGCGCATAGTGTTTGTCTTTTTTGTATTAACATGGAAGAATAAGCACTTCGCTACCATGGCACAGAGAGTTATCAATGGAGAGCAATACGAAGCTCTCTTGATTCGCGGAGACCTTAATGGTGGTCCGGTGCCTGTGGCCTTTGCCAGTGGCGTGACTATTAGCGGTGTTACTATTGGCGCCGAAGTGGAAGTGACAAACGATAGTGGCAATCCTT